TAATATTTATATATTATATTGTATGTATTATATAAGTTACTGTATGAATTTATGTAAATATAGTAATATGTTTGGAAAACCAAATACAGGAATACATAAATACAGACTATTTGATATAGCTATACTAGATGTCCTACTAACTATTATTATAGGAATTATAATACATAAATTTACAGGATATAGTATGATATATATACTTTTTGTATTATTTTTGTTAGGTATTGTTATGCATAGATTATTTTGTGTAAGGACAACTATTGATAAAATATTATTTAGGTGAGATAAAAATTATACCAAACTCCTTTTGAAGTATGATATAATATAGATGCAATAAGATATAGTTTATATCTAATTATCTGGGATAATAGCCATTCCTCTTACATTTTGAGGTGTAGTAAAAGAGCCTATTGAGCTTGATGTTGCATCAGTAAGTATGCTGTATGATCCATCACTTACAGCTACGGTAAATAATTCATTATTTTGGTAAAATGCCATTCCAGAATAGGTTGCAACATCTGTTACTGCACCTATAGCAACTGGTGCAACAGCTGGTGTTGATGTATCAAAAGATTCCATAGCTACAGTTGATACTGTATCATTATAAAGATGATATATAATATTTGTTGATTGATCACTTCCGATAACATGAATTGATCCTGTAACTCCTTCTGATAAGTCTGCAATTTTGGTTGTGACACCAGTAGATGTATTAATAATATATAAATCACCACCTGCAAGATCAGGTCCTCCTTGATCAACACCATCTGAACCAACAACACCATATAAAGTACCACTTGATGCAAAAGTAATACTTGAAAATCTATCACCAATATAATATATATGTTCTGCAATACCTGCAAGAAAATTTCCGTTTCCATTATTAAATCTAATTAATTTATATTCAGTAAAATCATTTGGACTAGCTCCAACATTCTCTTTAACAACAGCATACACATAATCTGTTTGTTGATCATGAGCTAATGCTGTACCATATACAGTACCTACTCCATTTATATTTATAGTTGTACCAGTAAAATCACCACTTCCTAAATCTACTTCTCTAATAGTATTTGCAATTTGATTATCAATAACCCATGCTCTGGAATTTTCTTTACATCCGATAGCCATAAAATTCATTCTATCATCTCCTCCTTGAATTATTGCATCTCTGAATGTAACAGATTGTATAAAAGCAGGGTCATCAGATGTAACTAATAATACTGGAGGTCCGTTAAATAATTCAGTAAAATTTATTGTATATTCAGTACCATCGACATCAGCTGTAAATTTATCTGATGAGTTAGGCAAAATTTCACCAGTTGCTCCAACACCACCATGAATTATTAATGTTTCTTCACATTCTGGTATAAATGTACATGGAGGTCCTTTTGGCCCTGTTACTCCAGGTGGGCCTTGAAATCCTTGAGGTCCAGTAGGACCTGGTTCTCCGGGAATACCTTGAATGCCTTGAACACCTTGCTGTCCTTGGATACCAGTTGGTCCATCCTCTCCTTGACATCCAGTTGGTCCAACACAGCAACATTTTTTACACCCATTTTTTTGTCCACATTTTATAGGACCTTTTGATTTACAATTTGTATTGCAACATTTATCAACTACTTCTTCATCGCAATTACTATGTGCGCATTTGGTGTAATAATATTTCTTCATAAATATACTTATATATATATATAACAAAATACTTTTCATTATAATATAAGAATTTTTCCTATATTATAATTTTATCATACTTATAATTATAAATTAGTTAGTGCAAATCCTCTTACATATAATGCTGTAGCACTAAGCGTATCTATATTAACAGTTCCATCAAATGCATAAAATGCATTATTGCCATTATGAAATATAAACTCATCACCCTTAAATGATGTTACAGCACTTAAATTTGTATTTCCAACATCATTACCATTAACTGATACTGGCGCATTTGTTGGATTTGCTGGATCCCATGATTCAACAGATACCTCTCCTGCATTACCTATATAAAAGTGATAAATTAAACTATCTTCATCATTATATGTAATTAAATGATATCTATTACCATCACCTTCTGATAAATCTGCTACTTTTGTTGTAACTGCATTACTTTTATTTATTTTATATAAATCTCCTCCACTTAAATCAGGACCACCTTGATCTCCTCCAATATCACCTATTACACCCCACATTTGGCCAGATGTATCTATTGTAATACTATCAAATTGATCCCCTAATCTGTATACAACAACAGCTACTCCATTACTAAAATCTGTAAATCTAATTAATCTATAATCATCTAATGGAGCATTATCCAAATTACTTACTGTTACAACACCATAAATATCTCCATTTGTTGGATCATGTGTTAATGCTCTTCCATAAAATGATGGAACTGGATTACCATTTTCTGTTAATGTAATGTTTCTTGTTTGTACTGTATTTCCTGTAATAGGATCAACTTGTCTTAAAGTATTTGTGTTATTCCTATCAATACCCCAAAAATTCACTTCACATGGACATCCTACTGCAAAAAAGTTCATGAAACCACTTCCACCTACAATAACTGCATCTCTATATGTTGATGAAAAGATACTTGATTGAGCATTTGATGATACTGTTAATACTGGTGCTTCATTAAAAAATTTCCCATATGTTATAGTATATTCTGTACCAGTTGGACCTCCTGTAACACCTGCTGTTATATTATCTGATGAATTAGGACCTATTACTCCTGTTGGCCCGATATTACCTAATACTATACATGGCTCATTACATTCTGGAATCATAAAGCAAGGATCACCTCTTGGACCAGTTGGCCCAGTATCTCCTTGAATACCTTCAATTCCTCTTGCTCCTGTTGGACCATCCTCACCTTGAAAACCTTGAGGACCTTGTGGCCCTTGGGGACCTTGTGGTCCTGTCGGTCCTTGTTTTCCCATAGGTCCTTGTGGCCCTTTACAACAATTTGATTTGCATTTACTATCACATTTTTTTTGTTTGTAATATTTTGTTTTACTGTATCCACCACAATTATATTTTGGTTGATTACATTCTAAATTACAATCAGTATCACAACTCTCAGATGTATTACAATTTATATTGCAAGAATTACTATTACATGAACCATTTTTACAATTATACATCGATATATATATAAACTATATATATTATTAAAAAAAGTGGAATATTTTATATGACATATTTACAGTAAATATTTTTTGATTATAGTCGGACATGGTATATTTATAATAAAAAATAATAATTATACATAAAATAAAATAAAAAAATAAAATAATTAAATCAATAAAAATATCAACCAAATATCGATCCGATATAGCCCCTCCAGCTGCTTTCAATTACTGGTTCTGCAACCGGCTCTTTTTCATCATCATAAAGAGGAATTTGTGAAAGATCATCTACTTGTAAATAATTTAAAATAGATGGTGGAACTAAATCTCTTCCATAGGAGAAAATTAATTTAATTTGCTCTTGGTTTGATCTTGTATAGCATAATAATGCTAAATACAAGATCACAGCTGTTGCGTTTTTTGCAAAAGCTTCAACCACCAACAAATGAAGGGTATCTGCTTGTTTCCCTTTATCTTCTTTTTCTCCTTTATTTTCAGGCAATTCAATGCCAGCCAACCAAGACCAATATTCCATTGTGCTGGAATTTCCAGAAATGGCATTATTTGCCATTTCAATTACCTGTATGTAATTATATAGGTCAACTCCTAATATTTTAGCGATAAATATTAGGAGAACTCCTAATCCTCTAAAAGAGGATACAATTCCTTTCTCTTTTATTTGTTTGATTAAATCCGTAATTGGATTGTTTTCAATTTCAATATAGTTATTATTGTTTTTAACTTCATTTTCATCGATTATTACAAATTCATCTTCATTTTCAATCTTGTTTGATGTCATTTTTTATAAATTTGTTTTTTTTTAATTGAACTATCCAAATATAATGGACTGCTATGAAAACAAAATTTTCAATTTTTTTTAATTGCATCCATATTGTTATTTATAATATATATATTTTGTATTCCCAGTTAATAAGTTAAATAAATTAAAATTTAGAATCCAAATCCAGGACTCAAATCAAGATTTATCTTTTTGTTTGGATTTGGACCAAAGGGAAGGAATCCATTAAATATATTTGTCAGTGGATTGACATATACCAAATTAGGTTCTCTTACATTATTATTATTATAATTTGGAGGGTTAAACAACAATTCTATTTCGAAATTGAATTGTTGAATCTCAGCTGTAATAATATTATTATTACTTGAAGCAATGAATTTAGTAAATGTTTTAACCTCACTGGAAAGGATTTCATCTTTTCTTTTTCCTTTTGTTTTATTCGGATATTTTTTGTGCAAAATGCACACAAAAAAATCTATTACACAATATATTACTATTGTTTGTATTTTTTTTATTTCATCTACAATATCAAGTTGTGATAAAATCTTTTGTATATTTTCCTTTAAATTTGGGAAGATGCCAAGTAAGAATCTAATTGACCGATTGTTCTCAACAACCCAAATATACAGTTTTTTTGCAACTGTACTTTTTTTAAGGAAAATTTCCCATTTAGTTTCTTTTTTATTATCATAAATTTCAATCTTGTTTGATGTCATTTTTTATAAATTTGTTTTTTTTTAATTGAACTATCCAAATATAATGGACTGCTATGGGAACCAAAATTTCAATTTTTTTTAATAAACAAAAAATTATGTCTCCATATATTCCCATGGAGAATAATATTCTTCTTCTATAACAGCATTTTGTTGAGCTGTTAGCATGGCTTCCTCTTCAGGAGTTAATATAACATTATTATTATTATTATTGTTATTATTAATAACATTATTGATAGTAGTGATAAAATTTCCCATCTTATCAAGTATATTAGATAATAAATAAATGGATTATGTAATACATTACTTTTTCAATTTTTATAGTATATATAATAAAAAAAAGGAAAGGAAAAGTCAAAACAAATTTTCATTACTATCTCTGTGTACCACTCAGAGATAGTTATCTAGATTGCTTCTAGTTGCTGCCATCTCAGCAAACCATTCCGCAAGCGTACGGCCACCAACATCCGTTTCTACTTCACACTCCCAACTAATAATACTTATTATATTGGGGGGTTGATGGGTATTGTTGTTATTATTGTTATTATTGTTATCGTTGTTATTGTTGTTATTATTATTGTTATTACCGTTATTTTCAACGGTATTGTTATTATTATCGTTGTTACTCATTTTTCTAAACAATCAATAAAAAGTTATTACTGGTGGAACTTTATGGGACCTATGTTGCATTCTATTTTTCAATTTTATTTTACTAGTCGATTAATACATTACAAGTATAATAATGTATTAATATCTACTCATATCAGTATATTTATATTATTAATAATTCTTTAATAATTGCTAAACCTCTTAAATTGTTAGGGATGGTATCAATTTGGTCAGTATTAGCAAGGATATCAAGAGCATATAATCCATCAGTTGATCTTAATGCCAAAAATTCATCATTCTTGTTATACACTAATCCCCACCAATTATTATCTTCATTTATAGCACCGATATTGACTGGAGCATTTCCAGGGTTATTTGGATCCCATGTTTCCAATTGTGCATCATTGATAGTATTGTGATAGATATGATATATTAGACCATCATCATCATTATATCCGATTGCATGAGATGGACCAGTTGAACCAGATGCTCCTTCAGATAAATCAGCAATTTTAGTTGTTACACCAGTAGCTTTATTAATTTGATAAAGATCACCTCTACCAAAATCAGGTGAGCCAGTATCACCTGCACCTACTCCAACAACTCCCCATAATTGACCAGATGAATCAAATGTTAATCCTTCAAACTTGTCACCTAATTTATAAATTACATCAGCTTCAGCGTATGTACTATCTCTAAATTTAATTAATCTATAATCATCAATAGGTGCTACACCTGAGGTAGGTGTTACAACTGCATATAAATCATTATTTGTTGGGTCAGCTGCTAAAGCATGACCATATACACTTCCGATATTTGATGCATTCTCATAAACAACAAAATTTACTGTATCAATAATATCACCAGTAGGTGCATCAATCTTTCTAAGAGTATTTGAAATATTATGTTCAATACTCCATACTTCAAAATCACAAGGACATCCGATAGCGATAAAATTCATAAGTGAATCACCACCAACTAATAAAGCATCTCTATATGTTGTATTAAAAAGAGTTGCTGGTTCGTTAGATGAAGCAATGACAACTGGTGGACCATCAAAGAATTTTTCAAATATAATGTTATATTCTGTTCCAGTAGGTCCTGCTTGAACTTCTACTGTCCAACCTTCTGATGAATTAGCTAATATTTCCCCAGTAGGTCCTATACTTCCATGTAATATACATGGTTTTTCACATTCTGGAATTCTAAAACAAGAATCTCCTGTTGCTCCAGTTGGTCCATCTTCACCTTGTAATCCTTGTGGACCAGTTGGTCCAGTTGGTCCTTGTTCTCCTTGAGGACCTCTTGCACCAATTGGTCCAGTTGATCCAGTCGGTCCTGTATTTCCATCTTTTCCAGTTGGTCCTACACATGACTTATTGCAACATTTACTACATGAACATGTATCATAGCAACTATTTTTTGAATATCTATTACATACAGTATAACATTTTTTACTTGGCATAGTATATATATATAATAAAATAAAGAAAAATAAATTTCATTGTTATATATTTTATTATATTGATTATTAATATAAATATATATGGGAAATTCAGTAAACAAAAATGAAGTTAAGATATATCAATCATGTGATTTTAAAGGGAAATCAGCTAAACTACCATTAGGTAAATTTTCACTTGATATGTTAAAAGAACAAGGTTATACTATAGATAATATTCAATCATTAAAAATTGCACCTAAAACTGTTGTTATTCTATATGAAAATTCAGACCTCTCTGGTAGTATTATCAAATATGAAAATACTTCAGCTACAAGAATAAAAGATGTAAAATGTATAGGTGACGGATCAATTGAAGAATGGAAAAATAATATTAAGTCATTAATTATACAAAAATATAATGAGCCAGGGTCAGTACCTGATAGTGTATCAGATGAAATGCTTGATATTGCAGCAGATCAAGTGAATAAGTTGGATCTTGAAGGTGTTAATCAGAAAAAAATTATTATTAGAGATTTAGATAAACCATTAAAAATAAGAAATATTGATGGAATTTGTGTGATGAAACATATTCTAAATAATAAAGATAATCTAACAGAAAAAGAAATGATAAATATTACTAAAAAATGTTCAAGTACTTTAGAAGTTATACCGCAAGTATCATCGCCAGAAAATACAATAGAGTCATTTGGAGTTAAACTTGTAAATAATACAACACTTATTTTAGTATTAATAATTGGACTTGTATTAACATATATGTATATGAAAAAAAATCGACTATTATAATTTTTTATTTGGCAATTATATAAATGTCAAATAAATACGCTTCTACATTTACTATAACAGAATCATCAACAGGTGTACCTGAATTAACGCCTAAAAATACTATAAAGTTACATATTGGATGTGATAAAAATATATTTATTAATATTAATCTTAATAATAAGAAAGTAACATCATATTATGATTATCATATTAAACAATTAGCTGTTAATGGAGAAGATATAACAGCTATAACTATCGGACCTAAAACAGTTCTCGATGCATACAGTACAGTCAATCTTATGGGTGATAAAACAACTATAATCAATGATACTGACAAAGAAGAAAAAATATTACATATTGGATGTATAGAGGGAAATCCAGTATTTAATGGTTCTGTATTATCATTTACAGTATGGGATTATGACCATTATTTAGAAACATTTGGTATTAGATATTGTTCTCATGATTCAGAATGTAAGGATGCTGAGTATTGTTTATGTAAAGGAGGACAACGGGATCCAAATTGGTGTCCTAATACGAAAAAAAGATGTTTACCAGTATCTAGATACATTCAAGCAAGATTACCATATCCAAAAAATTATGATTATATTAACATACCATGTTTAAAATCTAACCTAGACCAAGAGATAACTCCAGATAATATGACTTATGTTGATCTTGCAAAAAGAAGCTATCCATGTTCTACAACAACATATGAAGGAGATAATAGATTGTTAGAAGGATTTTCATCTAAAAATACAAATATTAATATATTTCTTATTTTAGCTATAATACTGTATCTATGTTATATAGCCAACTAAAAAAATTGATATTAAAATAGTAATACATATTATTATACATATTACTATATATTATCTTATTTATACTTATGGACCAATTTCCTGAACATATAAATAGACATTCATGCACAACTCTAATAAGAGATGTTGAAAATAATCTTATGCGAGAAACTATTATGAATTTCACAAATAATATAGAAAAATCAATAATGCATATTGACTATGAAATAGAATTAAAATTTCCAGATAAATTACCCTCAAAACATAGAATGAAAATAGCTAATATGCTTCTTGAAAAATTTGGAAAATTAAAAATTAAGGATGTTAATGGAGATTTTACATCTAGTAAAGTTACAGATAATAAAGATGACATTAATAGAAATATTGATACAATTTTTATTGAATTATAAATTTATTTTATTTATATGCTGTTTCGTAATTATGTGTATATTTGCGATTAGTTATATATTATAATTTATGGGATAAGTATATATGTTTGCTAAATTATTAAAAAAAAATGTAAAATACAATGAACAAAAAAAAGAGAATACATGTTATATATACATAAATCAATACATCAAAGAAAATACAAAAGAATCATACAAAAAAATGGCTGTAAAATAAAAAATTAGAAAATATACTATATGTATATAATGCCAAATTATAAATATTATAATTCAAGTCATGGTAGTTGTGCCTTTGCTAAAGCATGTGATGAAACTGCTGATAATTGTTGCAAAAAATCTGTTTGTTCAAGTTGTTCTTGTTGTTCAAGTTGCTCTTGTAACCCTAATAAATGTAATGAACCTGCTCCTACAAATAACATGTGTTGTATAAATTCAGGTTTAGTAGTTGAAAAAAATTTATTGAATGTTTGTAGAATACCTTATGCTAATCTTTTTGAATTATTAGCTAATTTCCCATCATTTATAGGATTTTCGCAAATAATTGCAACATATGAGATAGTTATACATAATAACACACCAAACACTATTGATAATTTATCAATATTGGACACATTCGCTGGAGAAGCCTTTAATGGTGAATCATTACCATTTTCAAGTAGTATTGAGGTATTATCATGTTCCGACAATTTAGTAGTACTAGAACCAGAAGTTATAGGAGAATCTAATGGTCAGTTACTTAGTTCTGAAGAATCAAGTATTCCTCCATGTAGTACATGTAAAATAATCCTTAAATTGGCTCTATCTGCCCCAGATGAATCTATATGTGAAATTAGACATGTAATGAATACAATATGTGTTGATGGATATATCAATGATAAACAATTTAACACTATTACCGAAAAGTCAGATATCTTCAAAACAGAGTCTGATTTCTCATTTTTGATAGGTATTAATTTTAATATTAATATAGATTTATAAAATGTGTAATATGTAATCACAACTACAAAAAAATTGAAAAATAATATATATAATACGATCTTTTATATTGTATTATATAATCCTTTTATATTTAACTATGTCAAAAGTTCCGACAGCAATCCAACCACTATTGGAAATATTATATAATTTATTGGAACAACCTGATAGTAGTAAAACATTATCAAATATTATTCCCAGACTAAGTCTGGAAGATATAGAGAAAATAAAGGAATTAATTATTTCCAGAAATGAGATAAATTATATTTCAGATTCAATAGGACGATTGAATAATTTGAATTATTTAGACTTATCTTATAATAAACTTACAGAGCTTCCACCATCTATAAAGAAATTAAATAATTTACAAGAATTATTATTAGATTCTAATAAATTAAAATATTTGCCAGAAACCATCGGCAAATTAATAAATTTAACAAATTTATCAGTTTCAGATAATAATTTAATTACTATTCCTAATTCTGTAACATATTTACTTAAATTAAAAATTTTAGATTTAAGTGAAAATTGCCTTAAATCTTTACCTATTGATATAGGACAACTTAAAAATTTGGTAGAACTGTATATAAATTTTAATGATATTATGGAATTACCTCAAAGTATTTATACTTTTTCTGCATTAAAAAAAATATATTTAGATTCAAAAGTTAATCATGTAGATTGTTACGATAATAATAACATTAACTTATGCGTTAAAACATGTTTTCCAGATGGAATAACATTAACTACTTGGATTATTAAATCTGAATCTAATTCAGATAGTGAATCTGATTCAGATTTTGACTAATATTTCAAATTTATATATTTCGCTTTATATTTTTTATATTTATAACGATAACTATATTTTCCACCTGTTTGATTTTTAACTGTTTCATTTTTAACTTTTTCATTTATATCCTTTACTTTTTTAATATACTTGATTATATCATTGCTTTCATATTTATTATTATTTGCGATAGTTTCTCCAGATCCAGCAGTAAGATATATTTCAAATTTTGCAACATCATCATTTATATTTGGGATAATATCTATATCTAATTGGTGTAAATTTTTTATTATATCTTCTTGTAAATCATTTTTTAATCTATTAAAATTATTATCATTTTTTGGAGTATTAATATATATTATATATTTATTCATAATCCCAATTTTGTCCATTATGTATATATATACATAACTAATAAAAATTGATATATAATATATAACTATTATTAATATATCAATATATAGAACATATGACAGCATTAATCGTAATAAATATTCAAAATGATTATTGTACAGGTTCGATGGCAATACCCGGAGCACTTGATATAATACCTAAAATAAATAAAATAAGAGATAAATTTGATTATATTTTTTTTGTGCAAGATTCTTTCTCAAAATATCACCAACAATTTTTTGATAAAACGGTAAAATTTCCATATTGTATAAAGGATACATATGGCGAAAAAATTCCGAGTGGGATTATTACAAAATCATATGATACTTATATTACAAAAGGTAACTTAAATATGCATAATGCTGATTCTGCATTCTATAATTCTGAGGGCAATAATAAAAAAGAAACATATTTAAAATTTCACTTAAATATGAAAAATATTTCTGAAATATATTTATGTGGTAATTATTTTGAAAAAACTATATTTCCTACTGCTATTGATGGTTATAGATTAGGATATAATGTTAATATTATTAAAAATATTACTACATATATTGATGAAAATAATATGGATAGAGGACTAAAATATTTAGAAACACTTAATATACCTATAGTTGATTTATCTTAACAATTTGAATAAAAATACTGATATTAAACATACAATACTATGCAAAAATATACCTATATATGTTGGACATCCAGCCCCATCAATAGTTTGTATATAAGGAAGCTTGTCTGTTATTGTATATATTTCATTATTTGATAACAAATAAAATATTAATCCATATGTAATTGCACACAATATTATATTATTAAATGGTTTTCTGACATATCTATTTTTCATTAAATTAATAATAGTCAATATTATTCCTACAAGCATAATAAATACAAACATATGCAAAACATGACTCCATGCATTTGGACATTCGGATCCACTTACTACTTTGTACAGTATAGGTAAGGATAATAATATGAAGAAGATAGCAGTAATAAAAGCTGTTCCAATATTTTCTAACATTGTCATTATATTATTTATATATTATAAAAACATTATTTTTGCTATAATAGCAAAATAAAAAATTGATAATAATAATTATAATAATTAATATAATTATTAATACAGTATAAAATTGATAATATAAATGTCACCTTCCTATGACTAAAGTCGTAAATTTCCTATTTAATATTGTTAGAAACACTTTAAGTAATGCTTTTTATAAGTTTCATCAAGGGATGCTTGCAACCCAAGTTTCCTTTATTGCTATATCAATTATATTTCTAAAACTTATCCTATTAAAATTCATATCACTTCCTATATCATACATTAAATGATAAGTTAGATATATCTTTTTGCCTTTATAGGTTTGATTTTTTGAATACTGATGATACTCTATATAAATAGTTCATTATATAGAGAAATGTATATAATCAGATATGTATTACATATTTTACACATGTATATTTGAGCGCAAAATATATAAAAAAATTGAAAAAATGAATCTTAACAATATCCTTTATGTCTGACACTAAATAATAAAAAGTAAAAAAAGAAGTGATGAAATATATATTTAGAGGTTTTATTAACTACTTACTTCCACTTTGCGAAAATAGTAATAATAATAATAATAATAATAATAATGGTAATAATGCTATTAATCTGGCCTCATATCAATACAAATTATTATTATGTATATTGGGGAAAATATCCCCACATATTAGAATAGTTGGAGGTCTCTTACGAGACAAATTTGCAGAAATTGCTGCAAATAATTTTTTAATAGAAGGTTCTGAGGTGGAACTGCTAAATTTGATACGAGCGTATCTAGTATCTGGTAGTTGCCATAATTTTAAAGGATCAGATCTTGACCTTAAAATTTGTGTAGAATCTCATTCACAAATGGAAAAATTGGTTAAAACCTTAGATAGTGTTGGTTTCACAGTCCTTCAAGATACTGTGAAAAATGCACTTAAAAATTTTGGGACGGAAAACCCGTCTGTGATGAAGGTTACGTCAGCTAGTTTTCCCGAACCAGTTGATATAACATTTGTATCTTCGGTCCAAAAATTGGAAAATTTTTGGCAAGATACGGACTTCACTGTTGGTGCTTTTGCACTTGGTGTCACTTTTAAAAGTGATACTATGGTGTTGGAGCTAGTGGAAACTCCTATCCTTGAGCAAGGATTAAAGGATATTTTAGCAAAATCTCTAAACTTGTCCACTCCGACAACATTGGAAGAAGATAACAGGCGAATAATTCGCGTTATAAAATATCTTCTTAAAGGTTTTTCCCTAGGAGATGGATTCTCCTATGGAGGTAATATTGTTCCTTCTGTTGAAACAGCTCTTGGAGAAGTTTGTGGGAATATAAACATTTCCAAAAAATCAGAATCCACTTGGATAAATGATTTCCTCCAAGTGGTATTTGGAAATGGAGGGAAAAAACCAACCCCACAATCAATTACTAAAGGACAAGTTGCCAATTTGGTCACAGTTTTTTTAGTTGGAGAGAAAATTCCTTCTCTCGGACTATATTTGAAATATATGGCTGGGTTGGATACTTCTACCTCCCATAAAGAGGTAAATATTAAAGAATATCCGCTATACGCGGCATATACAACTGTTGTCCTGTTTTTTTCGAGATGTTGGAATTTTTCTTTTGGATTTCTCGATTCTGATAATTACCTGTCAAATTTTCTTTGTACTGGTAAAATAGCCGGTTCTCATAAAGATTTCTTAGAAAAACATTTAGATTTCTTGCAAGAAATTAAAGTTGCAGAAATTTACATTTCTGAAGAATTCCAAAATGCTAAAGAAAAAAGAATGACAGATTTTCAATCTGTCAAAAAAGATAAAACATTATCAAAAAAAGAAAAAATCTGTAAAAATAAACAAATAATTACAGATTTCAACGCAACAATAACACTTTTAATTAAAAATATTATTTCAGGTTGGGAATCATTTTTCCAATGATTTTATTTATAATTATAATTATTATTATTATTATTATTTTATAGCTATTCCAACCTGTATTGGATAAATAGTCTGTTTTTAAGAGGAATAGTTATATATGACTGCTACATCGGAGTTGATATTTCTTTATAAGACTAAATCCATAAAAATAGAAAATTAAGATAATAAAATAATATATTTCTGTATAATTCTTTATAAAGAAATATGTAACTAGTTACATACCCATATTATCAGAAATACTGTAAAGTATGGGTGTAGGTAGAATATTATTATAATATACAACTATAATATAATAATTCATTGTAATTTTATAGCTATTCCGACTAAAATTGGACAATAATAAACAAAAAATTGATAATAATAATTATAATAATTAATATAATTATTAATACAGTATAATAGTAATATGAATAATATCCAATATACTGCTAATTATATGGATACAGTAAAAACTGAAAAGCAAGATGTTTCATATTCAATGTATGTTGAAAATATTCGCGGGAATATATCTGATAATGAACCCCTAAAACATTCTTTATCAAAAATACAAGCATCATGGGTAGATGACTATGATATACAATATTGCCAAAATATTGAGTGTAACTCGTTATTTACATTTATAAACAGAAAACATCATTGTCGTAAATGTGGTAAAGTATTTTGTTCAACATGTACAAATTATAGAGCAGAAATACCACATTATATGCTATCTGATGATTCAAAAAAAGGTACATTTGCTGATAAATGTTATAATGTAATATATAATAGTAATGAACATAGAGTTTGTAAAAAATGTTTGTGTGAAATAAATCAATTGCGATCTATAAAACGATTAATAAAAATACTAAATTTAATTGAATTTGATATGAAACAATTAAAACAATTTGGAAAAATATGTAAAACATGGTTATTTGCAGCAAATGTATGTTTATCAACAATTAAAAATATCCAATATAAATTACCCCATAATGAATTTACGGTTGAAGAAATTTATATGATGCAAATAAATTCAAAATATTTTGCTGGACATAATAGATATTTGACATATTATATAAAAACTATTAGTGGTAATAATGAAGAATTAGATATAGCAAAATCTTTGGTAAAACAAAAAAAATATATATCTTGTTTTTCCATGATGTGTACATCAAATTGTAAGGAAATGTTAACTGCTCCTGATGTTATTGATATAATATCTTCTTGTAACAGAAACAATGCTAATACAATAAATAAGTTAAAATTTGCATTATCTCTTTTAAAATGCTCTGATACAGAGTTTAGATATTATATTCCATACTTAACATACAATATACATGATAGTAATACTATAATAGATGATTTTTTGATAAATAGATGTTCATCTAATTTCAATCTTGTAAATGCATTGTATAGAGAGATTAATATACTACTTTCTATGAAAAAATTATTAAAATATTCTAGACTTAAAGATTCTTTTGTTAGACATATATCTAAAAATTTGGATCACAAAAATTATTTAGTGGAACTATTAAAAGGAGATTCCTTTATAAATACAATACGAGATATATCAAATAATGTAAATAATGCAGACATTAATAACAATAATATTGATTACAAACTTAACAGTAATGTTATACTTCCTTTAAATACTGACATAAATATAAATAATATATTGTATGGAAAAGATGATATATCTGTAAAGAATAGCGCTACACAACCAGTAGTTATACCATGTATAACTGCAGATAATACTATGTATAAAATATTATTCAAAAATGAAAATACAAGAAAAGATCAGATTATTATGGATATAATAAGACTAATAGTGTTAATAGTTAAAGATGAAGAGAATATAGATTTAGATATAGTTATGTACAATGTATTACCTACAGGAGAAAATGATGGTATGATAGAAATTGTTGAAAATTGTGATACAATTTATTCTATACATCAAAACTTAAATTCTGATATACTAAATTATATATTAGAAAATAACGATAATTTAACGATTAAAAGTGTTAGAAATAAATTTATCCGAAGTGCTGCGGCGTTTAGTGTAATTACATATATATTAGGTGTTGGTGATAGGCATTTAGATAATATTATGATAACAAAGGATGGTCGATTATTTCATATTGATTTTGGTTATGTATTAGGTCAGGATACAGTTATTAGTAATCCCGGTATTAGAATTACACCAGATATAATTAAGGCTATTGGAGGTAGTAATAGTCCAAATTATAATAATTTTAAGGAATTATGCTCAATTATATATAATTGTATAAGAAGAAATATAAATATATTCTATCATATGTTAATGATGCTTCCTTCTATATCTGATATTGATCTTACTGAAGATCAGATAAAAGAACAAATATTAGCCAGATTCAGACCAGGAGAGAATAGAATAGATGCTGAATTACATCTTGTTAGTCAACTTGAACAAAATAAAATAACTGATCAAATAAAAGATTGGTGTCATTATCATAGCAAAGAAAAAACTATAAGCAGTTCTGTTAGTAAGATTTCAATGATATTTTCTGCTCTTATGCCATCATATACATCCAATAGTTAACAACTATTATTATTTTCTTCTAGATTTTCTTTTATTTGATCTGCTTTTACTCCTTTTACTTGATCTGCTTTTACTCCTTGATCTGCCTTTGCTCCTTGATCTGCCTTTGCTCCTTCTACTCGACCTGCTTTTGCTAGATTTTTTACTTGATTTTCTTTTTGCATTCTTATCTGCACTAACAAGTCTTTTACATATAGGTGCATGTTTAGCCATATCTTTTTTTCTACATGCAGGACAACAATAAGTTACACTTTTACATTTAGGACATACATGTGTTCCTTTTGCACGTGTATCTCTATAGCCCATAATACATTTATCATATGCACATAATGATTTCATAGCTATATATATAACCATATAAATTAGTTATCAATATTTGATTAATTTATAGTTATATAAATATATAATAAAGTTTCTATGGGAGGTTCTGAGTCTAAAAATAAAACAGAAATAGTAAATGATATTACTCAAAAAGTTATAATGGAAACTGTACAATCATGCCAACAAAATATACAACAGACGCAAGAAATAATAGTACGAAATTCAAGTAATATACTAGTATCTGGAGTTACGATGGATCAGTATGCCTCGTTTGATGTGACGTGCCTGTCGGAAAAGTTGAGTTCTGTTGATTTTGGAAACAGACTACAACAAGCTATAGAACAGATGGCACAAGCAGAAGCACCTGCTATATCTACTAGTAAGACAGAATCTGAAAATATAAGTAAAACAACAAATAAAGTTGTTCAAGAGGTAAAAGATATAGTAAAACAAGAGTGTTATTCAAGTATAATACAAAGGCAATCATTAGTAATTGATAACTCTGTCAATGCTGTTTTTGATAATATAACTTTTAGTCAGATAGGAAAAATGATAATTAGTTGCTTGCAAAAAAATGAAGGATATGTAAAAGCAGTTAATGATATAGCTACAACTATAGACCAACATGCAGAAGCAAAAACATCATTATTAGGACCTTTAGATATCTTCCCAGATATATCAATTCCAGGTATAGGTGATATTAGTAGTATATTTTACATAATATGCATATTATCGTCATCATGTTTATGTTTAGTTATAATATTAATATTATTAAGTTTTTTATTATAGATATATAATATAACATAATGACAGATAAGTGTCAGACTGACTGGGAAAATATATTAAATTCCTCTTCTCAACCAGATGTAATACTACATGATCAAGATGATTGTACAGGGAGAACTGGAAAAGCTACAGCAAGATATTATAGCAAAAGTAAATTAGAAGATATGGGATTTCATGATGATATAAATATAATGGTAATTCCTCCAAATTATATGGCACAAGTATGTGATGATGATAACTTAAAAAATTGTCATAAAGGATGGGTAACTGGTGGTATACAAGATATGAGAAATACAGATGTAGGAAAAGATGATATAGCTTCCATGAAAATTGTTAAACGAAAATCATGGGATAGTCATATAATAGACTGTTGTACAAGAAATCAAGATATGAATATGTGTGGCCAATGGTATGGAAATACTTCTGGTGCTTGTGATTCTGTAATGAAAGAACATTGTGCAAAAGAGGAAAATAAAACTGCAGATGAATGTGCATGTCTTAATGCATATGATGAAAAAGGGAATGCTATACCCCAACCACAATGCTTTTATCCTCCTTGTTCAACATCTGATGCTTATAAATTATCTAGTTGGAATGATATACCATGTGGGTCTTATTATGATTGTAAACAGTTAATAGATATTGGAGGATCTCAAAATACTGTTATAGATAATGTAAGTTTTGAACAACATTGTGGTTCACAATCTAACCAAGATGTTGTAAATACAAATAATGGCAATAACAATACAGGAAATAGTGGTAATACTGGTAATAGTGGCAATAATTTTAGTTTGTATGATTATATTCCATCTTTACCCACAGATTATACTATAAATGGTCTATTGGAGTGGTTTATGGATAATAAATTAGTATTCGGAGGTGGAATTGCATCTATATGTTGTATTATATTTATATTTATAATAATTCTGTTAGTTTTATTTATATAATGGCCGAATGTAAAGAAGATATTTCACAAACAGCAGGTAATATGAGATTAAAGCAGTATAATGATATTAGCAAATTATATCCACAATCAAAATGTACATTTAATACCATGCCACAACACATCCAAGAACACTATAAAGCATACAGAGAATATCCTATAGATCTTATAGGCTGTCCAGATAGAGATAAAGTATTTGTATTAAATTCTGATTGTACAAAATTCAAAAGAGTACCAAAAGATACATATCCAGATAAAAATTTAGATGACAATAAATATTCTGATTGTATCTTATCAGGAGGAAATTGTGATTATATATTGGATGATATTAATAAAAAAAGATTAGATTATACTATTAAACAAAATTTGGAATCATGTAATACAAGTCATGGATCTGGATGTGGAATTTATGATATTAACAATTTTATCTATACAGAAAATAAATTAAAAAAATATGTTATGTATTCAATACCTATCATATTATGTTGTATGTCTGTATTTTGTGTGATAATTATATTATTATTGTTGATATTATAACCAACCATGTCCTCTTGCAACTCGAATAAATGATTCTTTTGCTTCAGATTCTGAATATATTTTATCATGATTTTCAGGATCTAATCTCCCACCACCCTCAAGAATTTCAGCTTTTATTGTTACTATTAATGATTCAATAGAACAAGTACTAACCCAGTGAGATTCTGTAAGTATTTGCATACATAATGCACCAGCTCTTGTTACATGTCCAGTGAGGGCCATAAATCTTGGACTAATTATTCTAACAAATGGAGGACTAAATGGATATGTTTCTGGAAATTTTACCTCTAATTCAATGTCTGTATATCCATAGTTTGCCATATCTTTACCTATATCAGAATTTTTATCATATCCAAATATATTTACTTTCCAATTATATACATTTCTTCCTGAAGGAGATACTTTAAATCCTAATTTTTCTGGATCCCCTTTCTTTATCCTTTTATATTCACGAATTAGTTTCTTAATTCCTTTTCCTTGAATTATTGTTTTTGTCTCTTTACTTTCTTCATTAATTTTTTTTCTGAACATATTATCAATCTTATCACAAAATTTTGTTGATTTAACAAGGATTAAATATCTTTGAAGCAATATTTTCTCATCTGTTACAACATATATATTTCCTGATTTATGGTATTTTTTAATATTATCACCAACTTCAAAAACACCTATCACTGCTCCTGATATATTTCCTTTATTACCATAATTATATGAATATTGCGATGTTGTAGATAAATATATACCTGAGCCATATGCATCACCTCCTGTCATTAAATCAGTACCACTGCAATTTTTCAAACCATTTCTAATAATGGAATACCAATTATCCCAACCGCTTCCATGAAATAACATATCACCGTTTCCGCATTTAATCTTATTAAAATTATCCTCAATATCAACAGGATGTATTATTTTATATATCGTGATACTTTTATCATTGTTCTTTGTCCAAAAATTTCTCATAAGATCATCATCTTTTATAATCCGAACTTTACATGATAATATTATGAACCTTATCAATATGTACATATCCTTCCCTATATCATTCATTAATTCCCTATCATCTAAATATTCAACAGAATTTTCCATAAAATTATCAATATTAAATTGCTCTATAAGTGCAATTAATCTGGGAAAATTTTTAAGATAATTGTAATTATTTCCACTTAATGCACTTAATTCTCCTCTATTGCTATTGTTATTAGTATTTACAGTATCATCTAATATAAAATATTGAGGAAATGGTTCAAATATATCTTTATTTCTTGGACATTTAATAGCGTCAAATGCACTTATTAACAAAAATTTAGTAATTTCACTGTCCGCCTTAATATAATCTAATACTGGATTATCTATTAACAATTCCTCATACTTATAACAACACTTTTTTGAACCACATGTAACATATTTACTTGATTGATATTCTAATTTCTCACTACACACTATACAATAATCCTTAAGGTTGTTATATAACATTTTGCCTTCTACAATAATATCATATATACTATCAATTGATATATTGCTAAACATTCTATTTAATATGTTTACTAGCGCAATACTATCACAATTATCCTCATCAATAACTCCTATTTTTGCACTATCTTGTAATAATACTAACTTGATAGTCACATTACCAAAATTCAACTCAAGATACCCATCTTTCTTGGTATATGAGAATACATCATCAACAGTAGCATCAAATAGGTCATATATAGGATCCATTTGTATTATGTTTGTATTATTGAAATATAACAATATACAATTTATAAATCAATTTTTTGTTATTTTCTATGTTTCCCACATTTTCCATATTCCCTACCTTTTGTAATGTTATGTGTATGTATTTTTCCTCTAATCATTCTTATAGTATTACATCTATTATATTTGCATGGTTTCATTAGTTGCAATACATTCATAACAACATAAAAATATACAGTGTAAAATTCAATTTTTTCTCAATAATACATAAAATAATAATATATAGTATATGATATATGGAAGATACATTTTATAGATGCCCACTAACAAACTTGATATTTCATGATCCAGTAGTTGCAGACGATGGATATATATATGAGTATCTAGCAATTATTCATTGGTTAGCAAAAAAAAATACAAGTCCGATTACTGGAGAAAAAATTGGTGATAGTCTACAACCTGTAAAACATTTTTCAAATATGGTTAATAAATATTTAGAATATAATCCACATTTGATTGATGATAAATTTTTCAATAAAAAACCATATTATCTTTTCAAAGATGAATTTATAAGTTCTGTATTAAAGAATGATTTTTCTAAATTGATAGGATATACTAATATTATCATAAATGACACATTATGGACAGATGAAGAATCTAGTACTATATGTGCATATTTATTTATAAATTGTGAAGATAATGATATTATTAAGAATATTATAGATAATTCAATTGATTATGATATGGAAGATGATAATGGAACTAGACCTATACACTTAGCATGTAAATATTCTAATAAAACCATTATTGAACATCTTATAGAAAAAAATGTAAATATTGATTGTGAAGATACCAATGGTAATAAACCTATACATTATATTACAAAACATCAACAAGATTCTTCATCAATTACAAAATATTTTATAGCTAAAGATCAAATTATGGATACATTTAACGAAGATGGATTATTACCTATTCATTTAGTAACTCAAAATATGACTTGTTGGGAAAATATACAACCATTTTTAGATTCTAATTGCAACCTTAATATAGCATCAAAGAATGGATTAAAACCATTACATTACATATGTAGAGATTGTAGTAATCCATTAATAATTAAAAAATTTATATCTCTTGATATAGATTTAGAATCAGCAACTGAAGATGGAAATAATATGGCATGTGATGAGTTAATATATTCCAATAAATCACTTGATAAACTTGAAAAACAAAAATTAGTATATTATTATCTTAATATGTTGTTTCAAAAAGTTAATGTTGTTGATAGTTATATGAATAATAATTCACCTATCTTGGAAATATAAAGGTTTAACTAAAATTAATATTCCCATAATAAGAGTCATGGGAGGATGTTATAAAATTGAAAATAGTATATTATGTAATATTTATTTATTATATAATATGTATATAACATGTTTGGATTTCCCTTTGTAAATTATTTTTCTGATAGTGATAGTGATGCAACTGATAGTTGTGATGACAGTGATACTGACACTTATAGTGATATTTATGATAATGCAGAATATAATAAAGATTTAGACCAAGAAATTCAGCAAGAGCATCCACAAGATGATAATGATTCTATAGGAATTTTTATGTTTGTTGGTATGTATTTACTTGCTGGATGTTTACAATAATTTATCAGTTATAATTATAATCACGATAGCATGAATTATAAATATTTATATCATAAATATAAATACAAATATTTAAAATTAAAAGGAGGATCTCAATCAGAACCTACATTATATGATGATGTGCGTAATAAAGATATAGAAGATATAGAAAAGGAAGAAATTGTAGATATATTAGAAGAAGATATAACACTTGAGTCAATAAGTGATGCCAGAACTGATGAAACAGAATCTACTGAAGTAGGTACTGTCAGAAAAACATTAGGAAAGTCAGCTAAAAGTTACAATATTGAACAAGACCAATTTATTTCTTTATCAGATAATCCAGATAAAAGTAAAATATTGTCTATTGATACTTTAGATGATTTTGATGAATTTACAGATAAATACGGTTCAGTTACAGATAATAATTTAATTTATATAAAATGGGATAATGTGGCCAATAAATATAATGGTATTTATGTGAATAGTGGTTTATCTGATGAAAGATATTCAACAGCCTATTTTAAGGGAAAAACATATAAAAGTTGGTGGGAATCGGAATTCCCATATGATGATGTATTAATATTTTTGCCCGTTCCTGATCAGATAGTAACTGGAGAAGTTATAAAGGAGCCGTTTAAAGGCATTATATTTGATGAAAATAATTTTTCTGATGATCAATATATTGCAAAATTTACAAAATCACCTGATTATGTAAAAAATAAGATACTTCTAATTAATTCATATGATATTTTTGATGAATTTACTAATAAGTATGGAAATCTATTTGAAACCCAAAAGAGTCAAACAAGATATATTAGGATAAATTGGGACCTTGCCAAAACTGATTATAGGGGATTTTATCTTGATAAAGATTCAGACATATCCGATAGGTATGGTATGGCATTCTATAGAGGTGATAAATATGTCAGTTGGGTAAAAGTGGATAAGATACAACATGGGAAAGTATACATATTTTCATAATTTATAAAAAAAATTGAAAACTTGGAGATGGTGGTTTAGTGACAATTGATGGAATAGGTTTTGCCTTACCTGGCAATAATAATAATAATAACAATAATTAAATATTTTCTTTCTTTTTATTTTGTTTTTTATTTTCTTTTTAATGATAAATATTTTGATTTATATTTCATATATTTATTATAGTACATACGATTTCCACCATTCATATTTTCCGAGTATATCTTATTTTCCACGCATATCTTATTTATAGTATTTTGTAAATTAGGATAAATATTACCTTTATTATTTTCTAAAAAAGATTTGATATTAGCACATTTATTTATAACATATTCACCAGAATCACATTTATTATATATTGATAATACAGGCTGATTATTATTATCATACAACATAATCTCATTTACATTTGAAGTTCCTGTAGCGCATTTTATCATATAATCGCTAATATTATCCTGTATATTTTTAATAGATCCGTACAAAGAATTATCTCCAGACAATTTAGGTAGTCTAGGTGGAAGAAAATCTTCTAATAAAAAATTTTGTTGGACAAAAGAAGATAATGAATCATTATCTGATATATTATTATAATCTATTTTGTCAACTCTCTTTATAAATCTACTACATGCTCTTTCTAATATTTTACTAATTCTAACAAAAGGATATACGATTATTATAATGTAACTATTCCTAACATAATCATATTTTAGATGAGTTTCTTCAAATATCCAGTCAAATTTGTTGTTACCAGTAGTTTCATATACTATATCATTTCTTTTTGCTAAGTTAATATTTATCATATTGTCATTTGTTGCATTATATTTTTTTTTAACATCAAAATATATTTTTCCTAAATCATCACCTATTTCATTTGCCAAATCTATCTTTTCACTATGATTACCTTTAATAATATTTTCTGCTAGATTGATGTTATTATTATTATTGTCAGACATAAAAGTTTGTCTAATTTTTTCTATATTATTTCTACAATATTCAATACTCTTATAGTTATAATCATAGTCCTTTTCAATATAGTCATCTATAAGTGCATAGTATGGATTAAAATTATCATGCCTTAGGATATTTTTATATTTATTATATATCTCATTCTTGTAATATTCTTCAATATATCCTTTTCCTGATCCAGCCGGTCCAAATGTTATTATAAATAAACTTTTTTTCATATATATTTAAAAAATATTATATATCATATTTTTTAAGAATATCTCTAAATCCCATCATTAATACAAAATTCGGCGCTGTCATACATGTGTATAAACTTATACCACGATAAAATCCTCTTATACCATCTTTAAAAAATATATGTTTGCACATATCAAATATTGTTCTTTTTTGTTTAGAATATCTTAAATTTGTCCTTATTAAATCAAATGGGTAAAATATGCTTGAACATATTATTTTACCTAATCCTGCGCCTATAAATGCATTGCCAGTTAATTCAATAAATTTATCACAAAGTGGCATCTGTATTCCTAATTTAAAATTACTTAGCAAAGTGGCCATATTTCCTTTATAAAATACCTTAAATCCCTCTTTCTTGTACATATTTTTACTTCTTTCAGTATATGCACATTTTTTATCTGAATTTAGGATTTCTGTTTGTGCTCTTGTTTTAATAACATAAAATGGAGATGCAACTGTTGATCCTACAGCACCTGATAACCATGCTACACAAAACTTACTAATATATCCTCCATCAGGACTAAATTTACAATATATACTATCATACACACTGAAATATACTGTCCAAAATACAGGATATGTGGATATATTTAGCATATTTCCCCTAAAGAATCCTTTTCCACCATTTTTCTTGTAGATATTTTTAATAACATCCTTGATGGTATTTGTTTTATTATCACTATATCGTAACACCTGATAATGTGCCTTTGTTATATCGATAGGATATATTATTGTTGAGGATGCTATTGAACTTATCATTGTATCCATGGTATTTAAATTGCTATATAATAGCTGTAAATATTGTAATATTAGCTTTAATGTATCAATTTTTTAGGAATAAAATTGAATATATAAATATATAAATATGTATGCTTATCAGGTATATATATATTATCATATATGTATAATTTAATAGTTGGTTATCTTTCTAAAAACAGAGGAATCGGATTTAAAAATAAATTACCATGGCCTATGATTAAAAAGGATATGGATTACTTTAGATCAATTACAACAGGTTGTGGATGTAATAATGTAATTATGGGAAGAAAAACATATGAATCCATCGGAAGGCCACTAAAAGGTAGAAAAAATATAGTTATTACACAGAATAAAGATTATGAAGTACCTCCTAAATACAAAAGAGAAATATATATTGCAAATAGTTTCAATGATGCATTAAAATTATGTGACACAAGTTACAGCTCCAGTGAAACTTTTGTTATTGGAGGTGAATCAATATATAAATATGCTATAAAAAGACCAGACTGTAAAAATGTATATGTTACAGAAATAGATGAGGATTATGAGGTTGATACTTATTTTCCAGAAATTCCTGATAATTTTTATGTTACATCTACTAGAATTGATGATAATTTGAAATTTATAAAATATACAAATAGTATAAAATTTGATTATAATTCTTCTGAAAATGATTATATAAAATGTATGAAAAACATACTTGATTGTGGAGCAAAAATTACTGATAGGACTAATATTGGTACATTAGCTACTTTTTGTGAAACTCTTAAATATGGCATAGGTATTGTTAATCCATTTGAATCAGATCCTAAAAAGATTACATATAAATTACCCTTATTTACAACTAAAAAAATGTTTACAAATAGTGTTATATATGAACTACTATGGTTTTTGTTAGGTAAAACAGATGCAAAATGGTTACAAGATAGGGATACACATATATGGGATGGTAATTCTACAAGAGAATTTTTGGATAGTAGGGGACTTGATTATCCAGAAGGCCAACTAGGCCCTGTATATGGAAATCAATGGGTAAATTGGGGAGGTGATCACAATACTGGCACTGGAGGTATTAATCAAATAAAAAATATAATATCTTTGCTTAGAGAAAAACCTTATAGTAGACGTGCAGTTCTTGCTGGATGGAATGTTAGTGATATTGATAAGATGGCCTTACCACCATGCCATATGACATATACATTCACAATTATTAATAATAAATTGTTTTGTAAATTAGATATTAGATCTAATGACATGTTCCTTGGCCATCCATTTAATGTATGTTCAGCATCAATATTGACCATAATGATTGCAAGAGCATTAAATATACATCCAGGTGGGATAGGGATAAGTATTACAAATTGTCATATATATCAAAATCATATAGATAAAGTTAAAATACAAATTAGTAGAACACCACTAGAATATCCTGATTTTGTCCTAGATTATGATATATCATCATGGGATGATGTATCTGCCTTATGCCATGAATATGATGATGATATTTCCAAGCCACTAAGTGATACATTTAAAATATCTAACTATAATAGTTATCCTGTTCTAAGAGCACCTATGGCTGTTTAGTAGGTATGTTTTATTTTATTTTCAATCAAAAAAAATTGAAAATAAGAGAATTAGTTATACTCCTTATTTTTGATAAGAATATAACAAATATTTGTTATTGTAAAATGAATAACAATGTTAATATTAAAAAAGAAAAAAAATACAGAGGCTTCTGTAATTGTTGTGAGGGTTTTCAACCTAAAAACTCCAATTCTAAACTTTGTAGAAGCTGTAATGGCAGACATTTTGACTGTTGCAAAAACAACACTAGGTTATATGGAGGTAAACTTGGTTGTCCTAATGAGGTGGAAGATATTGGGGATGATTTTTGTGCTGATTGTACAAAATATAATCCAAATGGTATAGATGATAATATCTATATTGGAGGGTGTTCAAACACCTATTGTGGTAAAGGAGTCACCATTGCTGGTGACTTGTACTGTGAAATATGTATTCAACAATTAATTTATTAAGAAAAAAAATTGAAATTTTGTTTATTAACTAAATCCTTTAATTCTGGTATATCAATAAAAAATAAGATGACACAAAAATTTCCATCTAGAAATCAAATAATAAATTCTGTTAAAAACGATGCAAACACAGTTTGTGTTTTAAAAGAGGATCTTACAAAAAGACAAACAACAAAAATAAAAAACTGTTTGTATAAAAATAACATTCCCTATTCAAAACTAAAAGGGACAATAAAAATAAACATGGGTTTATTAACCTACCAGCAAAAAACAAAATTAGCTTATTGTTTGGCAAGTATTGCTTATTGTGCTAGAAAAGGGTGCAAAAATCATATCAAAAAAAAAGGATATGATTGTTGTTCTAAAAAATGTGCTATCGCATATAACAAAGGTAAAAATAGCAACAATAGCAATAGTAACAACAATAACAACAATAATAATTACAATAATAATTATAAAAAAAGCAAAAAAATAAAAAAATGTGCAAGAGCAGGTTGCAACAAAAAACCCAATAATGGCTTCCAACATTGTTGTAAAGAACATGCTACAGGAAAATGTCCTGTTTGCAAAAACTCTTACAACTCTAGCTATCCAACTTGCTCATTAACATGCGCAAAAAATTTTTATTAAGTACATTTATTATTTTCCTTTACATTCATATTTTCTTTTCTTTCTTTCATATTTTCCTTTGCATTCTATTAACTTTTTCCTTATTTCCTTTCTTTATTATATATTAATATTTTGACTCATATTTTGTGCAGCGATATGTTTTGCTTTTTTTTTATTTTTATCGATACCAACCGTTTCTGTATTAGAAAATGAACAAGTAACTTTAAATGATACAGGTTTTGTATTCATAGTGGTAACGTTATATGTTGGTTTTTTAATGCCATTTTTCATAGCATATTCATTAAGTAGTCCTATATAATTTTGTTGTCCATTTGCAGATACTACTGGTTTTATGGTATTTTCTGTATAATTTATAAATTTAATTTCCAATCTATCTCTAATTTTTGTATTAATATTACTTATATTATCAATAGCTGGTCTCATTATACTATCAAATAGTTGGTAAGATATAACTGCATCTCTTGCAGCATACAATAATTCATCATCACTAAGTCTTTGAGTCCAGTTACATATTGATGAATCTTTTTTAATATTAGATCCAACTATAGTATTATACATATTGGTAAGACTGTTATTTTGTGCTAGTGCGAGCAATCCTAAATTTTTAATTTCAATTCCACCACCACAATGTCCGAGATTAAATGCATCTGATAGATATTTAAGATCATTTTCAACACCAACACCTACTTTTATCCATGATTCATTTGATATCATATGTTTTATCTTTTTTGGTAAAGGGTTCCCCAAATTTACAATATTAATAACTAAACAGATATCCTTTGTTGCCAATTGTATAATACAAGGTACTATTTTTATATCTACATTGGCAACCCAATTTTTTCTTCTGTTATAATCATTTGGAAAATTACTGCTATCAATAAATTCTGTATCAAATCCTACAAGGTAAGATTCTGGAACACTTCCTATTCTTGCACTTTCCTTCAAAAGTTTAAAATAATTAAAAAATTCATCGATAGTATTTATGATATATGTTTCCATCAGATGCTATATATACCACAGTATACATAGCATTAATTATGTAAGGATCAATTTTTTTCAGTTATTACATTGTAATATCCAAATCTATAATATGGATAATTTCCAACATGTCTCCTGTAATGAGGATCAAATGAATCACCTGCAAATCTATACGGATCATAGTATAATCTGTTATCTAAATTCCATTTTGGAATTTCTGTAGGTATTACCATTTTTTCAGCAGAGTCAGTTGTGTCATAAGATTCTATTCTATTTTTATGTAATATTCCTAAAAGGATAGCAATAATTATAACCATAGCATATATGATACGCATTATATATGATGGATATAAAAAAAATTGATAAATATACACTATAAAGATATACACATATATATAGATAATATACAATATGTCTATTTTAGGTTTATCATTTAGTAGCACAGTCAAATATTTAACATGTGGAACTGGGACTGGATTTTCAATTTATAAATTAGATCCAAAACTAGAAAAAAAGACGATAAAAAATATGAATGGAGGTATCAGCAAAATATATCTATTAAAAGAGAGTAATATATTAGGTTTAGTTGGTGGTGGTGATAACCCATTTAGATCAAAAAATACATTAGTGATATATGATCAACTAACGGGGGGTATTCTAAAAGAATTATCATTTTTTTCCCCTATTAAAAATATATTACTTGATTATAATGATAGAGTGTGTATAATACTTGAAAAAGAAGTTACTATAATACAATTACTAAATAATGTACAAGAGTACAGTAAAAAAATAACATATAGTAATGATTTAGGATTAGTATCAATGACAAATATACGTAAAGACTCGGAAGAGGAAGCATATGATACTATTATAGCAACATTAGGTGAGCAAAAAGGATCTGTATTAATATGGAAATTAGATAATCCAAATTTTAGTAATACATTTCAAGTACATGATTCACATATAAGCGCATTAGCATTAAGTAAAGATGGAACAATGATTGCAACAGCGTCTGAATCTGCAACTTTAATAAGAGTCTCAGACACTTTAACCGGAGATCTATTATATGAATTTAGAAGAGGATCAACAACAGCTTACGGTATTCATGATCTCGCAATTAGTAGAGACAATAAGACACTTGCATGTTGTAGTGGCTCTGGAACAGTACATCTATTTGATATGTACGAAGATAATAGTGGATCAATTAATACACAATCATTACTATCATCAATTGGTGGTTATGTATCACCATATTTTAATTCACAATGGTCTTTCAGGCAACATAGACTAAATACAACAAGTAAAACAATATGTGAATTCAGTGATGATGATAAATTACATATTGTAACATATGATGGTGCATATTATACTGTATCAACTGGTATAGATAGTATTAAAGATGAAACAGGAAATATTTACAGGTACAATCTTATAAAATGTGATAGTTTATATGTGGACTAGTTACAGACCAATTTTCAAAGGAATTTCATTTATATATAACCATAATATATAAATGAACCGTTTTTTTATAATATGTCTAATATTCATATTAGCAATAATATATATACTAATAAATTTCAATAATAGTGTCAAGATAGAAAAATATACTCCTGCGCGAGATATATTAGGTTATGATCCTATGTATGCAAATAAAGATTATAAAAGTGTCCCCCATACTGACAAACATGTAACAAATTATAATGAACTAAATGCTGTTAAATTTGAAACACGTTTACCTACACTAATCAGTCAAAGATACAGTTATAATGATGGATATTTAAGTAATGGTGGTGATGGTGATGGTGATGATAGGAATAAGTATCCTACATTATATGATTTTGCACATTTATCTGATCTCCCTATAGATTATAAAAGTCCATATCATGCAACTATACCTGCAGATATGTTGCAATGTTCGCTAGCTTATCAACTATCAAAAGACCAAAATATTGATTTATCCAAAAGTGTTGATTTACCAGAAATAGAGTTAGGAATCAATAAATACAAATATAATGTTCAGCCATATGATCCATTATCTATCTTGCCTGAAAATTATGCAGATAGATCTAAAACATCTATAGAAAGACTGTTAGCTGCGGATTTATATAAGGAATATAGAGAGCCAGTCCATGGATATTTGCCATGGGACAGATAAAAATTGAAAGAATAAATATATATAAAATAATCATATAATATATATACATACAATACAATGAGCACATATATAGTATATTTTTACGAAAACAGTACTGGAAATATTGAAGAACATTCCAGATTCAAATCTTTAGCAGAAGCTAAAGAAAATATAATGGTATCTGTTAATAATTTTATACAAGAAAAAGAGGGTATAAATCATATGAATGTTGCTGTACAACCTAGTGTTTCTGATATTAAAAATAATGTTGCTTTAAGAGATGCATTATATACTGTTATTGAAGGAGACCTTCCTAAAATATATAAAAAAGTCACAAATTCAGGATATTTTATGACAGAATATGATATTGAATATGTTGGACACTTTTTAATTAAAGATGTTGATACATCATCATTCATTAAATATAGTAGTGTGCAAAATGGCAATTCAATAGTCAGTGTAGGTATTAATACAAAAAATGATTCCACTTCTTTACAAATAAATAATAATGACAGATACGGTCCAGTATGTGAATCTGGTATATCAGGAAATCAATTTGTGGGTTTAATAAATGTAAAACCGAATATTGTAGCACTTGTATATGCTTCACAACAGAATGTATATGCAAGATTATATAACCTTTATGATATAACTATTATGACTGTTGGTGATGAAGTGGAAATTAACATTCCAGATGGCTTAGATGCTTGTAATATATCATTAACAGTATTGAATAATGGAGATAAATTGGGAATCTGTTTTACAGATTCAAAATCTGAAAATGTAAAAGTTCAATATTTGTTAGTATATAATACAAAATTAACACCAGTAGATGATTTGCAAGAATTATATGTTGATAGAAATGTGTTAACATGCATATGTAAAGACAAACCTAAAAAAACATTTTCTGCAAAGCCAAGCAGACCTGAATGTAATTTAACATTCATTGATCAATTTAAAGAAATTTTAGCAAATAGGAATGGAATTAGTGGTACAAGTGTAAAACCGGGAGATTTAGTTTACAATAAATTTGGAAAAAAAGATAATAAAATACAAGAAAACAAGAATAATGATAACAACGATAAGGAAATTATTACATATATATCAAGTGATACAGAAACAGATAGTTCAGTATGGACTAGTGATGAAGATAGTTGTGACTGCCATACAGACAGTGATGATGATGTTTTTGGCGATTTCATTGAAGCAAAAATACCATTATTACAAAATTCCCTAAAATCTTATCAAGAGTGGAGATATAGTTCACAATTAGAGAAAGATTTAAATGAATTGGAACAAGATTTACAAGAAATGCCAAAAAAGGATCCATGGGATTCTTTTTTATCTATAAGTAGATCTAGCTCTGATCAATTATTAGCTCAAAAGGATTATGATGATGATAATAAAATAAAAAAGAGAAGTTCAGATATTAGTTTTTCTGATTATTATAGTGAAATTATTGACAGATTCTAATCTGATCAACTTATTTTTCGTTTGATTTATAATATATATAATAATACATTTATTATAAATAAGATATATGATGACCAAATTAAATTTATTCATGACAATAAAATATGATAGTGTTGATATTATTGATATATTAAACACATATGATAGATATATATGCCACTACATTATGTATAATAATTCAGTATCGGATAATTTATCTGATTTAGTAGAATATTTTGAAGGCAAGAATGTTAGCTATTTCATATCAAAATCAATGGATGATATATTAGAACATACAAAAGGATTATCTAACTATACATTATGTGTTGGTCAGTATGATAAATTAAATGGTTGTATTAATCTTAGAAATAATTGCAAACTTACACATGATGTATATTTATCACAATATATTAATCATACTAATACAAAAATACATAATATTCCCAATATATTATCACCAACTGTTGTATATAAATATATTTCAAATAGTTTACCTTATTATGCTGATGCAATTTTGTTTGACAATAATTATTTTATAAGTTCAACACATAATGAATGTGATAGCAATAATGATTATTTTAAGGGTGAATTTTATTTACAGAATAAAAATTACGATTTAGCAGAAGAATTATTTGATAAATTATTAAAGGGATCAGATAACACTAAAATAAAGTATGCATGCCTATTAGGTTTGGTACAAATAAAACAATATAAAATAAATAATATAGTGGATGTTGAGCCTAATTACTTACAATTGTATAATATAGATAACACTAGAATAGAACCTTTATTTATTTTAGCCAGATATTACAGCAAAAATGGAAATTTTAGTAAAGCATATCATTATGCAAGCATGATTAAAGATAAAGTTGTATTACCAACAGGAGAAGCTTATGGATTAATAAAAGCTTTCTATGATTATGAATATCTTGATGAAACAGCAGTTATATCTTATTATATGAAAGAGTATAAGGATGCAATAATTATGTCAAAAAAATTAATAAAAAGTAATATATCTGATAATTATAAAGCAAGAATTAGAGGAAATATGAAATTTTCGATAGATAAGATTAAAAAAGATATAATATATGTATATTCTAAACATAAACTTGGCGATAATATTTTAGTATATCTTGAAGATTTAGCAGATATTTATGATATGTATATATTTTCTGATTATGAATATGATGTTAATTTTAATTATATCCAATTTGAAGAAAAACACATAACTAAAGCAATACAATATAATAATTTTTATGCATTATTATTAATAGATGAATATGAATTACCAATTCCAGATAATATATTTAGTATATTATTAATTAATTCTGTACCAAAAATAATAGTTAATAATATGATTGATATTAGATTAAGTACAGAATTAATTAATATTTATGCAAAAAATGTATCACAAGTTATTACCACTTTAAATCCAACTATAAATTCATATTATTTGTTAAAATGTGGTAATCTTTTAGACTCTAACAGTAAGGATATTATTGCAGAATATAAGGCAGGTATAATCCCACTAGATAATTATACAAAATATTTAGAAGTTTTGACAAATGATAATGTATTTGTAAAAGATCTATTATTAGAATCTCTCATATATTCAAAAAATATTATTGGCGAGTGTCCAAAATTAAGTGAGATGTTAGGAGATTATTCTCTTAAATGTAACAAATATAGTGAAGCATTAATTTACTATAATAATGTTAAATCATATAATAATAATTTCAATATGAAAGTTGCAAAATGTATAGCATTGGACAAAAAAAGATATATGGATATATATGACTATCTTAATGACTCAATGAGTGATGACCAATTGAAAGACATATTAGATATATTACCGAATAATCCAAGGAAAGATATGGTTAATATATATGTATTGAGTAAATATCCTAATAAATGGGTTAGTTTTGTAAATAGTCATAACGTTGATTATGTAAATTTTATAAGAGTAAATATTCCTAATGTTGACCATTCTAATAGAAATATTCTTAGTAAATTTAAAGGAAATGACTTTTCATATAGGAATGATATTATAAATTATAGATTAGCAAATGAGAGAATAATGGATATGTATGATAGTGATAGTAACTTATGTGTATTATATGAGGATGTTATTATTACTGATATGGATAAACTTGTGGATATTATTAATAGTTCAGATACTAAGTTTATTCAATTGTCAGAAAATATAATACATGGATATGTATTATCTCCATCTCTTATATCTAAATTTTCTTTTGATATGGAAGTGAATATAAAAAATATAATTAATATATTGACTGTTCACGGAGATCCATATGATGATATGGAGTTAAAGCAGTATGATGGATATAAATTTTATAGTGGTTTAGATTCCCCTGGATATGATATTAAATATGTTGGTAATTTACCTGTAGATAATTTAAAAGATTTAGCAGATTCAGATAATAATTGTGTTGGATTTAATACATTAGGATGGTTAAAGTATAATATTCAAAATAGTCTAATAAAACTATCTGATGATCCCAACATGGGCTTATATATCAAGGATGCGTCTGAAATTATTAGAAGCAAAATGAATAATATAATTAATAAAAAAAATGGTGTATCTAATTTAACATTTACAATAACTACTTGTAAGAGGTTAGATTATTTTATAAGAACAATGGATCAATTATTATACTACTGCAAAGATATTGAGTTGGTTGATGAGTGGTTATGTATTGATGATAATTCATCTGAAACAGATAGAAATATTATGAGAGAAAGGTATCCATTTTTCAAATTTATTATGAAAGGTATTGAAGACAAAGGGCATGCAAGAAGTATGAACTTGTTATTGGATAATGTAAAAACAGATTTTGTTATGCATTTTGAGGATGATTGGTTATGTAGCGAATCATTTTGTATAGAAGATATTTTACAATTAATGGAAGATGGTAGTTATGGTCAAATAATATTAAGAAAAATATGTTGGGGAGATCATGATTTTGTTAAATATATAGATAACCGAAAACTGTATGAGTATGTATACAACCCATTACATTTTAAAAAGCCACTATTAAATATTGAATATGACAGAAATTTTGATGTAATTGATACAGATTATGATGAAAGTATGTATTGGTGGTGGCCCGGATTTACATTAAATCCATCTATATTTAACATATCTACTTTTAGAAGTATTGGTAAATTTAATGAGGATATTAGACAGGAATTATTTGAGTATGATTTTGCTCGTAGGGGATATGATAGAGGTATTAAAATAGCATATATAAATTTTAATATAGAACATATTGGAGAAATATCAAGCTACTCACTTAATAATATGAAAAGGTATTATGATAAATAAAATTTATTAGCACAATTGTGCCTGTAAATTTTAAATTGAATTAATATATATATAACATGTGTGACTATAGCAAAAATAGGAACAATATTTCAAATAAATGCGGTCATTGTAATACGTGCACAAGTATATTAATTACAAAAATATGTTGCACTTGTGGAAAAAGATTTTGTGAAAAGCATAATTTATGTTGTTTAAAGGGACCTGTTGGCCCTACTGGGGCTAATGGTGCAACTGGGACTACTGGACCTACAGGCCCTACTGGACCTGATGGACCTATATTTACTATTGCAAGAAAAGTCTTTGTTACTAGTGAAGGGAATGATATAACTGGATTAGTTGAAAGGATTGATATGCCTTTTCGTACAGCAGAAGCTGCAATTTTAGCAGCATTTGATGCAAAAAATATAGGTGAAAGATGGGTAGTAGTTATGGCTCCTGGATACTTTGGTAATGTCAACTTAAGGGATGAGATAGATCTATTAGGTTGTGGAGAATCAAGTGTATTAGGATATATCCATGTAGCAACTGATGGGGGATCATCAAATATACATAATGTAACTATACAACCACCAGCAGGTGATACTGATACTATTATTAATTTATCTGCAGATTTTACGGTTAATATTTACAATTCCAGCATTATATATGAATACTTATCCCCTGCTATTTTTATAGAATTAGATGAAGGATCATTAAATATTTCTGGTTGTAATATTAATTTGACCACTGGTTCAGATGATGGTACTTATTATATGTTTAATTGGCAACATTTCAATAATTCTTCTATTACTGTATGTAATTCACATATATCGGCAAATTTGAATATAAGTAGAGGAAATTTTGTATTGTTTAATTCTGATGGTACTACTGATAGTGTGGCTAAATTGTCTCATAATAAATTTAATATTAATTTATCTGAATCAGATAATGCTATTAATATGTATAATGTTAATCAAGTATCAACTATTAGTTCAGTATATGTTAATAATGATGATTATTCATTTAACCTGAATAACGATACTCATATATTACAAGTTGTATCTATAAATTCCGGATCTATTGATTCTAAAGTTTGTATTAACAATACTTCTTTTAATGTTGAAAATGGCCAATTTACAGATGTAGTACATGTTATTGATAATATAGGAACAAGTTTGTCATGTATTAGGATGATTGATAATAGTTGGTGTGGTCATATAGGTTGCCCAAATACTGACATACCAGATACTGTGGATTTTCAATATTCTATTAGAGATGATTGTGGATCATCATGGAATTCCGGTGGACAGTCAAATAATGTTAGACTTGTTGGTGATGTTTATAATATTTCATCATGTGACCATACATTAGTGGTAGTAGTAAGTGATAGCACTCTTATATTACCTGATCCTACCTTATGTGATGGTCAATTCCTAAATATTAAAAATGGCCCACAAGTACAAAATACAGTTATATCAGGTGGCATAGATGGTATTGACCCTGTTAATATATTAGTTGAGAACGAAGCTATATGTATTCAAGCAACTGAGAATGGTTGGATAAGGTCATGTACCATGATTACTGGACTTGATGTATTTTTGGATAGCAATATATATATTACTGATGGTACCCTTACTAGTGAAAGAACTGTAAATTTAGATGGTAATAACATAATATTTGATGGTACTTCAGGTGGTGATGTTGTTATTGATGGTAAATTAACTGTAACAGGTCTTATTGATCCTATAGGTATTATATTTACTGAATCAAATTCACCATCAATACCAACACCTGTAACTACTGGATCAATATATATATCAGATGGATCTGATACTCAAATCCAAAATCATCCTATATACAAAAGTGATACTGGTACATTAAATGATTTACTTGATAATAGTATTAATATATTAGGATCTGTTACCGGTCTTGTAAGTGATGGCCAATTGGGTGGAATAGTAGATAGGCCTAATCCTATAAATGGTGATGAATGGGTTGATCCTAATACAGGTAATAGGTACATATATAATGGTACTATGTGGCAATTGACTCCTTGTTGTTCTTCTGGTCAAACTGGATCAACTGGTTCGGGATCAGCTGGGCCAACTGGGCCTACTGGACCAGCTTCTAATGTAGAAGGGCCAACTGGACCTACTGGACCAGCATCCAATATAGAAGGGCCAACTGGGCCTACTGGGCCAGCTTCTAATGTGGAAGGACCTACTGGACCTACTGGGCCAGCATCAAATATAGAAGGGCCGACAGGACCAACTGGGCCAACTGGGCCTGCATCTAATGTAGATGGACCTACTGGACCTACTGGACCTGCATCTAATGTAGAAGGGCCAACTGGACCAACTGGGCCAGCTTCTAATGTAGAAGGGCCGACAGGACCAACTGGACCAGCATCAAATATAGACGGGCCAACTGGACCTACTGGGCCAGCATCCAATATAGAAGGGCCAACTGGGCCAACTGGGCCAGCTTCTAATGTAGAAGGACCTACTGGACCTACTGGACCTGCATCTAATGTAGAAGGACCTACTGGACCTACTGGACCTGCATCTAATGTAGAAGGACCTACTGGACCAACTGGGCCTGCATCTAATGTAGAAGGACCTACTGGACCAACTGGGCCAGCATCCAATGTAGAAGGGCCGACAGGACCAACTGGACCAGCATCTAATGTAGAAGGGCCGACAGGACCAACTGGACCAGCATCTAATGTGGTAGGACCTACTGGACCAACTGGGCCAGCATCTAATGTGGTAGGACCTACTGGACCTACTGGGCCAGCATCTAATGTGGTAGGACCTACTGGACCTACAGGTGATAATGGTGAAACCGGACCAACTGGACCTATTGGGCCAACCGGTCCAGCTTCTAATATAGAGGGACCAACAGGACCTATAGGTAGTAATGGAGAGATAGGACCAACAGGTAATGATGGAGAAACTGGACCAACAGGTAATAATGGAGAGACAGGACCAACTGGACCAACAGGTAATAATGGAGAAACTGGACCAACTGGACCAACAGGTAATAATGGAGAGACAGGACCAACAGGACCAACAGGTAATAATGGAGAAACTGGTCCAACAGGTAGTAATGGAGAGACAGGACCAACAGGTAATAATGGAGAAACTGGACCAACAGGTAATAATGGAGAAACTGGTCCAACAGGACCAACAGGTAATAATGGAGAGACAGGACCAACAGGACCAACAGGTAATAATGGAGAAACTGGTCCAACAGGTAATAATGGAGAGACAGGTCCAACAGGTAATAATGGAGAGACAGGTCCAACAGGTAGTAATGGAGAGACAGGTCCAACAGGTAGTAATGGAGAAACTGGACCAACAGGTAATAATGGAGAGACAGGACCAACAGGACCTATAGGTAATAATGGAGAGACAGGACCAACGGGTGATAAGGGTGAAACAGGTTCGACTGGACCTATAGGTAACACTGGACCAACAGGTCCAGCATCATTACAAGAGGCATATAATGGGTCAGGTACAACAGATCCTCAAATATTATTAAATACATCTTTTGGTGGTGTAAGTATAAGAGATGATGGTCCAACAGGTGTTATTGGAAATTTATTTGAAGTTGAGAATAATTCTGGGAGCCCGATATTTTCTGTAAATGCAGACGGTGTAAATATAGCAGGAAATTTAGATGTAATAGGAGATGTAACAAGTTTAAGTTCAACAAATACTTTATTTTCTGACCACTTCTTATATTTAAATAATGGTTATACAAGTACTTCTCCACAAACAGGTGGTACAGTTGTAAATTGTGGTGCAGTAAGTCCTGCACAAGATACAGCGATAACAGGTTCAGCTTTTACAAGTGCAACAGTTGTTGAAGTTACCAGTGCTGTTGGTTTTAGTGTAGGTGATTTTATCCAAATAGATGGTGCAAATACTTTAGAAAACAATGGATTATTTAGTATTGTGTCAATTGATACAGGTAGTAGTCCAAATACTATTACGATAGATGGATCAGTAGTAGCTGGAGATCCTAATGATTTTGTTCAGACGGCATTTACCATTGATACAAATACATCAGGAACGATAAGACATGTTGAAGTGTGTATGATGAGAGCGGGAATAGATGGGATATGGGAAGTATCAAGTGGTGATAATACATCAGATATTACATCAAATTTATATGACATACCATCTGACCTTCAAGCTGTATATAATAATTCATCATCAGGTAATATCATATTATCAGGATCAGGATCAACTCCTAAAGATATAGATATAATTAATACAGGTAATGCATTTATCGGACCTTTATTTTCACTTGGAGATACATTAAGTGATCCAAACTATTTATCTATTAGAAATAACATAGCAGATGAATTTTCACCATCATTTCAGACTATAGGAGGTGGTGCAACAGGAGCATTTTCATTTGCTGTAGGAAATTTAGGTATAGCTGGAGCTACAGGAGCTATTATATTTAATACAACAGATACTGCTGTAACAAATAATGTAGAAGATAAGATGTTATTGGCTTTAGATGGCGGATATGAATTAGTTGGAGGAAGTGTTTTAAGAGGAACAGTAAATAACTCACCAAATGAATTGAAATGTCAATCAACAGTATCTACAACTGATACTACTGTAACAACTATAAAGACTATTGAAACAACAACAGATACAGTATATCATATAACATTTGATATAGTTGCCGCAAGAACTGGTGGCATATCTGGATCAGTTGGAGACTCTTGGAGTTATCATGGAACTATAAAGGCCAAAAATGTAGCCGGTACTATATCATTTGACTCAACACCTCAAATAGATATTCATAAAGATGTGGATGGAACTGATATAAGTTTCAATTCATCAGGTACAGATATACTACTTCAAGTTGAAGGTCTTTTAAATTATGATATAAGATGGAATGCAACAGTTACTATAACTGAATTAAAATATGCATAAATTTATTTTTTTTTGATAATATTTAGTATATACATTAAATGTCATCATCTACAAATGCGTCAAGTTATTGTATGAAAGTACACGGAGATATAACTACAAATGAGGGACAGTTAGGACAAACAGTATATGCTACAAAAGGTAGCAGTCCTATAAGTTTAACACCTACAACTGATTTTGCAGCATTATACTACAGATATTTCATATCTAATACAGTTGGTGGAGATTTACAAGTTAGAATGCCTTCCATAAACACAATATCTGGTTATACAGCAAATGCTGTTCAAAGAGGATGGACAACATTCATTAAAAATCACGGTTCCTCTGATAACTTAGTTATTAGAACATCTGATAATAGTGCAACTATAGCTACTATAGTGCCAGGTGATGCTATTATCATAAGTGCAGAAGAGAATGATGGTACAACAGTTACAGATTGGGCAATTATCCGTGTTGTTGGGCCAACAGGTCCGACTGGACCGACTGGAATAGCTGGAGAGACTGGGTCAACCGGACCTACTGGTCCTACTGGGTCAACAGGACCTACTGGACCAACTGGACCGACTGGAATAGCTGGAGAGACTGGGTCAACCGGACCTACTGGTCCTACTGGGTCAACAGGACCTACTGGACCAACTGGACCTACTGGACCAACAGGAGAGACCGGTTCTACCGGACCAACTGGACCTACTGGAGAGACAGGTTCTACCGGATCAACTGGACCTACTGGTCCAACTGGACCGACTGGAGAGACCGGTTCAACCGGTCCAACAGGTCCAACAGGTCCAACAGGTCCAACAGGCGAGACAGGTTCAACTGGTCCAACAGGTTCTACCGGACCAACTGGACCTACTGGAGAGACAGGTTCAACAGGTCCAACCGGACCAACTGGTCCAACAGGAGAGACCGGTCCTACTGGGCCAACAGGAGAGACAGGATCAACTGGTCCAACTGGATTAGCTGGAGAGACAGGTTCAACAGGTCCAACCGGAGAGACCGGTTCAACCGGTCCAACAGGAGAGACCGGTTCAACAGGTCCAACTGGTCCAACTGGTCCAACTGGAGAGACAGGTTCAACTGGTCCAACTGGACCTACTGGAGAGACTGGTTCCACTGGACCAACTGGTCCGACAGGAGAGACCGGTTCAACCGGTCCAACAGGTCCAACAGGAGAGACAGGTTCAACTGGTCCAACTGGTCCGACAGGAGAGACTGGATCTACAGGACCAACAGGGCCTACAGGAGAGACAGGATCAACCGGTCCAACAGGACCTACTGGATTAGCTGGAGAGACAGGTCCAACAGGACCTACTGGATTAGCTGGAGAGACAGGTTCAACTGGATCCACAGGACCTACTGGATTAGGTATTACAGGACCTACAGGTACAACTGGTCCTACAGGACCTACAGGACCTACTGGACCTACTGGACCATCAACGCTTCAAGCAGCATATGATGGTTCTGCAACAACTGATCCTCAAATTACATTAAATAATGCATATAGTGGTGTTAGTATAAGAGATAGTGCTACTCCAGTTTCTGGTAATTTATTTGAAGTTGAAAATAACTCTGCGGCAGTTATATTTGGAGTTAATGTGGATGGGGTTAATGTTAATGGTAATTTAGATGTTTCAGGTACTATTACAAGTATAGATTCAACCAATACTCTATTTAGTGATCATTTTCTATATCTTAATAATGGATATACATCAACTGCTGCACAAACTGGTGGTATAGTAACAAATTGTGGTGCAGTAAGTCCAGCATTAGATACAACTATAACAGGATCTGCATTTACAAGTGCAACAGTTGTTGAGGTTACAGATGCAACTGGTTTTGCAGCAACTCAATTTATCCAAATTGATAATGCAAATACATTAGAAAATAATGGATTGTTTAGTATTGCATCTGTTGATACAGTAGGTTCTCCAAATACTATAACTATTGATGGTGTTGTTGCACCTAACGATCCTAATGATTTCATACAAACTGCATTTACTGTTGATACTAATACCGCAGGTACTATTAGACATGTTGAAGTTTGTTTGTTAAGAGTAGGAACTGATGGTAATTGGGAAGTATCTACTGGTAACACAACAACAGAAATTACAAATAATTTGAAAGATATACCTACCAATCTTCAAGGAGCATATGATAATTCATCAACTGGTGATATTACATTGTCAAGTGGTAAAGATATTGATTTTATTAATTCTGGAAATGCATTATCTGGTGATTTATTTACTATCGGATCATCTGCATCAGCAGCAGATTATTTCGGTATATCAAATGTATCAGCAACTAATTTTACTCCAGCATTACAAGCATTAGGTGGTGGTGCTACAGGAATATTCTCTTTGGCTATCGGTAATAATGCAGTAGCTGGTGCTACTGGTGCTATGATATTTAATTCAACTGATGCAACTATAAGTCACACTGAAGAGAGTAAAATGTTAATAGCTATGAATAATGGTTTAGAAGTATTAGGTGGATCTACTGAAACAGGAACTGTTGATAATTCACCTTCATGGTTTTTATGCCAAGCAACAGTTGATACTACTGATGCTACACCTACACCTATTAAAGTTATTGCAACAACATCTGATACAGTATACCATCTTATTATTGATATAGTTGCTGCTAGAACTGGTGGTGCATCAGGTACTGCTGGTGATTCTTGGACATTTTATTCAACAGTATTAGCAAGAAATATTGGAGGTACATTGACAATACCAACACCAAGAGCTATATTATCAGAATTTAATAATGGTATTAGTGGAACAGATATTACTGTAACTGCATCTGGAACTGATATTAATGTAAATGTAGTTGGATTGGCTTCAAATAATATTACATGGAATGGAAATATAACCATAAATGAATACAAATATGCTTAATTGGGATAACTAAAAATTGAACAAATAAATATCTGAAAAGCTATTAGTGTAATATATGTAATATACATAAGATGAATTTTATTACTCATAAATTAACAGGTGGCATAAAATTTTTGCCTAAACCTACACATTTAGTTAATATGATACCAGATATTAGTAAACAACCCAAATTTGTAGAAATATCTTCCTTGAATTTACCTACACAATCTAATAATATAATAAAACCGATATATGTAGGTGGATATAGCAAAAAATATATTGACGAAGAATTTAGAAAATCAATAAAAAATTTGGCTAAGAGTAAAGATAATATGTTTATTAAAGATTTATACAATAGATATAAATCCATGTATAATGCTACACGCGATGAAGTAATAGTTTCTCCATATTGCAATAAGTTATATGAAGATTATGCACTTGGTGTTATTCCAAAAAAAATTTTTGGATGCAGTATATCTGGTGTTGGATTAGGAGTAAATGGACATATGATTCTTGATGGTATGGGACCTTCCTTTGGATTATGTGTATCAGCAGCACTATGTGCAATAGTTGGATATAAGTTCATATCTTATAGATTATTGTATTTAGATAATAATATAAGAATATTTGTACCATTATCTAATTGTATATTTGTAAATAATCTAGAGAATAGTTACCAAAAACTAGGTAATTCCTTAGGAGAAATATTTGAACACACAAAATATCTTGAATACGAAATGAATGGTAAAAATAACTATAAATTAGATGATTACTCAGATGAACTCAAGGAAATCTTGGATGAATAATTTTATTTATGTATAACTAAAAAATTGAACATAATATTGTATAATGTGTCTTGTATATACATACTAAACTTATCAATATGTATACACATAATCTTAACAATAATAAAATTAGAATATTAACATGGAACATTTTATCAGAAAAACTTAATAATATAACTGATGAGTGGAATATTAGAGTTAATAAGATTGTTGAAATTATAAACGAAAATGATCCAGATATTTTTTGTTTGCAAGAGCTTGACCGTTTTGAAGATATTAAAGAAAATTTTGCAGAAAATTACATATCACAATTTATTCCAAAACATGTTAGAGATAATAAGGATGAAATGGTAGATGGATGTGCAATGTTTGTCAAAAAAGACAAATTCAAAGTTAATCATATTATTGATGAATTAATTATACCAAATACCAGCCAAATATTCATATATATGTGTTTGCAATTTATTAATACAAATAAATTAATACATATCGTTACAACACATCTAAAAGCAAAATCACAATTTACAAAAATTAGAGTAAATCAAATAAATGTATTGCTTAAATTATTTGAAAATGTATCTGATCCATGTATATTATGTGGGGATTTGAATGCATTTCCACATTCCCAACCTCTAAAAATATGTTATGATAATAATTTTAGATCAAGCTATTCATATGATGAGTGTGATTGTACAACTTTTACAGTTGTAGCAAAAAATGACAACTATACATTAAAAAAAACAGTTGATTACATATTATATAAAGGCAATATAGTACCAATATCAAATGTATATTTTGATAATATTGATGATATTCCAACAAAAGATATACCATCAGATCATGTACCTTTAGTGACAACATTTTTATTTTGATTTCATAGTTATTCCAGAAAAAATAGGATAATTATATTAATTTATAATATAATTATCTTGCATGAGCATAAATAAAAATTTAGTTGGTGGATTTACTGTCAAGAATGAAATGCACAGAAATATTAAGATAATAAAACCAGTATTCAAAAATACAATTACATTATACGAAACAGAAATATTTCCGGTTAATCTGTATATTAAATTTTATAGGCTGGTTAAAAGTATAACTGGTAAATATCCCGATATATATGAAAAATATAGCAAATCAAGTATGATAACATATTTAACAAAAAAATATTATACATCCATAAATTCTACATATTTACAGTCACCAAAAGATCAGATATTAGTGAATCCCTTAAGTAACCATCATTCCTTAATTTATTATGATTCTATTCAAAAATATGGTCTTTACAGCAAAGACAAAAAAATATTAATTATAAGCAAAAATACATATATTGCCGAAACATTGATATATATTAAAAAATATATATATTATGATTCTGATATTAAAATTAAAGTTATCTTAATAAAAGAAGTACATGATTCTCTTGAATATGTAAAAGAAAAGACAGATATGTTACGTAGGTTAAACATACAGTACATAATATCTGACAACAAGTTAAGAGGTGATATTTTAGATACAGGTGAAAAATTTGATACGATATTTATCAATGCAAATATTTATTTTGAGGACAGATATTTACGCGCTGGTGGATGTTTCCAACTACATCTTAATCATATGATTTTTGCTTTAGAACACCTAAATAATGGAGGATGTTTATCAATACAAATACCTAATATTACAAAAAGGTCAATATATAACTTTTTTGCATTTATAGGCAATTATTTTAACAAGTACAGGATTACATTAAATAAAACAACTCCATTAAATATAGAAGGTTGGTTGTTGTTATTATATGAAAATTATAGTTCTGATAGTATCTATTATGAAGATATGGAGAAGTTGAAAAAGATTAGTGAAGAGATGTACAAATATGATCCAACTGGAGGATATAATTTTTATTTATCAGATAAAAAAGAGCAGAAACTTTTTATTCCTCCTCATATACCAAAAAATAAGCCAGAAAAATTTCTTGACAAGATAGTTTCTGTAGATAGTGATAATATTGGTGATAGTTACACTAATTATAAAAATTATATGATTGGTATTATCAATAAAAAAATAAACATAGTTAATGATTTGTTATCAATATATACAAAAATTGATAATAATCAATTTATGGATAAAATGAAGCACTTGAATATGTTAAAAGCTGTTAAATTAGCAAGAGAGATGAATTTAGAAATAGTTCCATGGATAGATGAAAATGGGCTCAAAAATAATTTTTATAATTTAGCATTGAGATCAATATATAACAATATAAATCCATACTTTGAAAAATTTAATTATTGTGCTGAAAATATCAGTATAATAAAGTCTGCTAATATATCTTATACTAATAAGAACCATATTAATAATTTGTATATTATAAGTGAAAATGCGTACAAATATATAGAATCAGCTGATAAGAATGTATTTAGACATATTAGATTATTATTTAATAATTATCAGAAAAGATTACAAAAGTTTTTATTTAGCAAGCATAACATAAATATAAACAATAGTAAAGTAAGCAGAGCTTGGCTAAAAATATATGAACTATATTATGAAACAAAATACTTTGATAATATGCCAGAAACAGTAAATGCATTCCATTTATGTGAAGCTCCTGGTAATTTTGTAAATTCTACTGAATATTTTGTAAATAGGATGAATAAAACATATAAATGGAATGCACAGTCTTTAAAGACAGGTTTATCTGATCAATATGGTTTTATGAAAAATACACAAAATAGGTGGGATTTTGGTAGGGATAATTTAGGAGATGCAACATCATATGATAATTTGGAGTATTATTATAAAAAGTATAAAGGTATTGATTCATTTGTAGGAGATTGTGGTATTGAATGGTCAGAAAATACAGAACTGCGAGATAAATTATCTATATTTCAAATAATTTATGCATTATTGTTACCAAAAGTAGGTGGTAATTTTATAATAAAAACATATACAACAAATTATTCAATAAAATTGTTATCATATTTAGCATTAATATGTAGCAGATATGATAAAATGTTTATTTATCGATCAAGTAGAAATATATGGACATCTGAAGTGTATATTGTAGGTATAAATAATAAAGGATTGAGGCAAGATGAGATAGATTTAATTTTATCTTTAGCAAAAGAATATTCAACTGGAAATTTCATATATCCGATTAAATACATTCCTACAGAATTTGGATATGAATATGAGTATCATATTAAAAATATGATTGATATTTATTCAGATATTAAGAAAATCTGGACATATATGGCGAGGAGAAAAGATATATTTGATAGATTAAAAGGTGATATTAATGTGGCAATTAATAAAAAAAATAAATTGTGGTTACAAAGATATATACCACATATAAGTGATAGTGTTATAGGATATGATAAATTCGTAAATAATCTATAATTTATCTATCCATCCAGTATATGGATAATTAGTAGGTATCTTATTGATAGATAAGAGGTTATTGTTGTTTATATTATCAACATTTTCAACAATAATATTATAGTTAACAATATTACCATTATTATTAATAGTCATATTATCAGTTGGTAAATATTTTATAGCTTTGCGTTTGGAAGTAAAACATCCATAACATACTGATTTGTTTGTTTGGATTCTGTATAATATTTTATACTTATTTTTAATTAAATTTAATTTATTTTTAATTAGTCCTTCCTTTTGTTTTTTTAATTTGCTTAATTTTTTATGGAAAAAGATTATAGAACAGTCTAGTTCAGATAATTTATCATTATATATTTTAATAGTATTATATTTATTCTCCATATGCTACTATCAATATAGGATACTGGCTATATGTCAGTATGTTTATTCAAACTATTTGAGATTCAATTTTTATGTTGATATGTATTATTTTGTAATTTATCACAAGTTTATTTGTATATTTTATGATATTCAATTATATATATTATAAAGTATAATGGCTACTAGCACGAACAATTCTTCTTATAGATTTAGAGTACATGGAGATATAAATGTTGGGGAGGGGCAATTAGGCCAAACAACATACAAAACTGTTTCATCAGGTACATCTATAAGTCTTTTGACTGATTATGATGGCATATACCACAGATATTATATAGCTATTACTGCTGGAAATGATGTAGATTTTGTATTACCTCCTATAAATCCAACTAATTTATATCAAACAGATAATGTACAAAGGGGTTGGACTATATTTATAAAAAATTATGGTAATGCAAACAATCTAGTTGTCAAAACTCCTACAACTGGAAATACTTTAGTTACTATAGAGCCTGATTTTGCTTACATTATTAGTGCTGTAGAGAATAATGGGCAAACAGTAACTGATTGGGAATATACAACAAGTAGAGGAGTTACAGGGCCTACTGGACCAACTGGTCCTACTGGTTCTACTGGTATTACGGGGCCTACTGGTCCTACTGGAAATCAAATACTAAGTGGATCAGGTGCACCTGGACCTGATACAGGTAGTGATGGTGATTATTATATAGACACCGATACATATGAACTTTATGGGCCTAAATCAGGTGGTACATGGCCATCACCTCCTATATCTCTTATAGGTGAGACAGGACCTACTGGCCCGACTGGTTCGGCTGGAGAAACTGGTCCAACTGGTCCGACTGGATCAACAGGCTCAACAGGTCCTACAGGTGATAAGGGAGAAACTGGACCAACTGGTCCTACAGGTGATAAGGGAGAAACTGGTCCAACTGGTCCGACTGGTCCAACAGGTCCAACAGGTGATAATGGAGAGACTGGTCCGACTGGTCCAACAGGTCCAACAGGTGATAATGGAGAGACTGGTCCGACTGGTCCAACAGGTGATAATGGAGAGACTGGTCCAACTGGTCCAACAGGTGATAATGGAGAGACTGGGTCAACTGGTCCTACTGGTCCAACTGGAGAGACTGGTCCGACTGGTCCGACTGGTGATAATGGAGAAACTGGTCCAACTGGTCCGACTGGTGATAATGGAGAAACTGGTCCAACTGGTCCGACTGGTCCAACTGGCTCAACAGGTCCAACCGGACCGACTGGAGAAACTGGGTCAACTGGTCCTACTGGTCCAACTGGTCCAACTGGAGAGACTGGTCCGACTGGTCCAACAGGTGATAATGGAGAGACTGGTCCGACTGGGCCAACAGGTGATAATGGAGAGACTGGTCCGACTGGGCCAACTGGTCCAACTGGTCCAACTGGTCCGACAGGAGAAACTGGATCTACTGGACCAACAGGTCCGACAGGAGAAACTGGATCTACTGGACCAACAGGTCCGACAGGAGAAACTGGATCTACTGGTCCAACTGGTCCGACAGGAGAAACTGGTACTACTGGTCCAACAGGCTCAACAGGTCCAACCGGACCGACTGGAGAAACTGGATCAACTGGGCCGACTGGCCCGACTGGCTCAACAGGTCCAACTGGTCCAACTGGTGATAATGGAGAAACTGGTCCAACTGGTCCAACTGGTGATAATGGAGAGACAGGTCCAACTGGTCCGACTGGACCAACTGGTCCGACTGGACCAACTGGTCCGACAGGTGAGACAGGTCCAACTGGTCCAACTGGTCCAACTGGTGCAACTGGTCCGACTGGAGAAACTGGATCTACTGGTCCTACTGGTCCTACTGGGCCGACTGGCCCTACTGGAGAAACTGGTCCTACTGGACCTACTGGCCCAACAGGATCTACTGGCCCTACTGGAGAAACTGGACCTACTGGACCTACTGGCCCTACTGGAATTCAAGGAATTACTGGTCCTACTGGACCTACTCCATCTACAAGTTATGGTGAAATGTATAGCACATCTGGATCTTATATTTTAACTTCTAGTCCTATAGGGTGGACTGATGCTATTGCTGGAGATTTAAATGATGTTACATTTGTAAATGATGGTACAGCAGATAAGTTAAGAATTGATGATGCAGGAGAATACCAGCTTGTAGCTGTTATAGCTGGATCTGTGACATCTGATTTTGAAGTATATTTTAATGCTCAAGTATATCTAAATGGATCTCCTATAGCTAGATTACTCGCAACAAGTGAATATAATCCTGCAAGTTCACATTCTATAGAAACAGTAGTAACTAGTGGATTATTGAATTTAGCTGTGAATGATGAATTAGATTTAAGATTATCAAATACAGCAACGATACCTTTTGGTACAGTTACATATAATGTAAATGCTATTAATTTTAGCGTTAGTAAGATTGTTGGACCTCAGGGACCAACAGGACCAAGAGGATATCCAAACGGACCTACTGGACCGACTGGTCCAACTGGCCCAACAGGTACAACTGGACCGACCGGAACTGGAGAGACTGGACCTACTGGAGAAACGGGTTCTACCGGTCCAACTGGACCTACTGGACCTACTGGAACAGGTGAAACTGGTCCAACTGGAGAGACTGGCTCAACTGGTCCTACTGGACCTACTGGACCTACTGGACCTACTGGTACAGGAGAAACTGGTCCAACTGGAGCAATTGGTAGCACCGGTCCAACTGGTACAGGAGATATAGGTGCATATGGTGAAATGTATGAAACAGCAACACAGACTTTAGCATTAACAACAACACCAACTGGTTGGACAACAGCTACAGCTGGAGAATTAAATCATGTAACATTTGTTGATAATGGTACAGCTGATCGATTAAGAGCTGATAGAGACGGTATTTATCATGTAGTCGTTGCTATATCTTTGGAAAAACCAAATGATACATCAAGAGTTATAGCATCTGTATATTTAAATGATGTACAACAAACAAAATTAAGAGCATTATGTTATACTAGTACATTTGGAGATGTTGGTAGTACTATAACGATAAATGGTATATTGGATCTAACTACAAATGATTATGTTGATTTAAGATTAGCAACAGATGCAGGTAGTGTTAGTGTAGATACTAGACATATAAATTTTAGTATAACAGATATAACCGGCGCAAGAGGACCAACAGGCCCACAAGGACCTCCAAATGGTCCAACTGGACCTACTGGAGAGACTGGCCCTACTGGCCCTATGGGTGAAACTGGACCTACTGGTCCAACCGGAGAAACAGGTTCCACAGGACCAACCGGCCCTACTGGATTAGGGATAACTGGACCGACCGGCCCAACAGGTGAAACAGGTTCCACAGGCCCAACAGGCCCGACTGGACTAGGTATAACTGGTCCTACAGGAGAAACAGGACCTACAGGTCCAACTGGACCTACAGGTTTGGGTATAACTGGACCAACAGGTATAACTGGTATAACAGGACCTACAGGTCCACAAGGTATAGTTGGAACTGCAGCATATGGAGAAATGTATGCAACTACAGGTTCTCTGGCATTATCAACAACACCTTTAGGATGGACAAATGCTACATCAGGTGAATTAAATAATGTTACATTTGTTGATAATGGTACTGCTGATAGATTACGTGTAGATGAGGATGGAGCATATCAGATTCTTGTAGCTATGTCTATAGAAACACCAGATGATACCTCTACTGCAGAAGCATTTGTTTATTATAATGATGTTCAACAAACAAAATTAAGTGCATATTCATTTCTTGATACAGGAGCAAATGATGCTTTTAGAAGCACCATAACTATCGGAGGTATTTTAGATATGACAGCAAATGATTATGTAGATCTTAGATTTTCAACAGATGCAGGATCTGTTACGATAGATATATTATCAATAAATTTTAGTGTAACTAAAATTTCCGGAAATGCAGGACCAACTGGACCTACTGGTCCAGGAGCTATAACACCTGTATATTTCTACGGATCAAATAATACTGCTCTTACATCAAATGCAACTATCACTTGGAATACTGAAGCAGGATCATTGTCTCTAGCAAGTGGACAAACACTTACTGTTCCTACCACTGGATGGTACGAAATAACTGTTGTTGGTCATATACTTCTTAATGATACAAATGCATCATCAGTATCACAATTGCAAATGAATATTATACAAAACGGATCTACCACTTTAGCAAGCAATATACTAGTCCAAAATTTAGACACTAGTTCTGGTAGTTCAGAAACTGAACAACAACTTGTTATAAATGGAATTTTTAATCTTACTGCTTCTGATACTATTATCATTACAACATCAAACAGAACTGCTAATCCTACAGCTACTCTAGTCGGAGGTGAAAGCTCATGGACTTTTAAAAGAATAGCTTAATTGTTTTACAATTTACAACAAATATTTTAAGTATTTTTTATAAATTAATTAAAATATTTATATATATAATGAGTTTTTGGTTGGCTGATTACCACGGAGATATTAATACAAATGAAGGTGCACTTGGACAAAAAATAAGTAGCAATATACTAGCTAATATAGATATAACACCTCCAGCTGATTTTAGTAAATTGTATAATAGATATTATTTAACCAATAATACTGGTGGTTCACTTAATGTAACTATGCCAAATATTAGCACGATACCTATCATACAACAATTTACTGCTGAAATAGGATGGTTTTGTACAATTAAAAATAGTGGCACAGACAACATAGTACTCGTAACTCCAATAACAAATCTAATAATATATACTATAACATCCGGCAATAGTGTAACTATATCAGCAGATAATGGTGATGGACAATCTGTCAGTAATTGGGAAATAAGCTCTTTCACAAATACAACAACAAGTAATACTAACCAAATTTCTGCTACTGCAGCAGAAAACCTAACAGCAGATGATATAGTAGATATTGTTAATGGTGGTATTGTTCTTGCAAACGGATTTAAGCTTAACAATAATATCAGTTCATATGGCAATATAGGTCTAGCTGGAGGATCTGATAGAGATCCTGCAAAAATTACATTTGATGGTAATAAACATATATACTACTCTATACTTGTTGATTCAACAACAACTATAGGGACAGATATACGAGGAAATACTGTTACAGTTACTTCAGTTGGTACACCTTCTGAAGTACTTGTTTTTGTAAAAACAGATTTGTTAGGTAATATAATATGGTATAGAGAATGTGATTTTACTGTAACAGTAGGTACAGTAATAAGGTCCAGACGGTTTTTAAAATATGATACCAATAATAACATTATATGGTTTACAGGCACTGTTGCGGTTGTACCATTTACTACTGATTTTGGAGCTGGATCATCAATAAATCTAAGAGCACATCCCTATACAGGAGGAGATACAAGTACAAATATATTAAGAGGTACTGGATTAAATGGATATTTAATAGGATTTGATACTTATGGAAATTTATATGATTTCACAACTATCAGATCATCATCAGAAACATCTGGTGATGCTTCCATAACAGGTATTGATATAGATAATTTAGGAAATGTTCATCTTTCAGGATTAATAACTGTCGCTGGCCCTGTATCAGCTGTTTATCCTAACTCAACAACAGGTGATATAACTATTGACAGTACTCATTTCGGATCTGCCAGAACTATGACTATAGCGAGATATTTACCAACAGTAGGCTTTAATAGAGTTCTTATAGCTAGAGATGGTTCTGGATTTTCTGGACATAAAACAGCTCATGATGTATTTGTAGATAAGTATAACGCTAATATATATCTGGTATCATTAACTGATAGTGGTGCTGCTTGGAGTTGGGGGAGATTGTATATAAGTGGTGGTGGTGATGCCGATTCAGCCACACTTATAACTGTTGGTGGTGCTGTATCTAATAATAGATCTATATTAAAACTTAATAAAGATACATATGATCCTGTAGAAGTAGCTCTAATATATAATGCAAACGATGCACTCGTAAGATCAAACACTTTATATGATGCAGAATTGGATGAACTTGTTATATTTGATAGTAATAATTCTAATAATATAGATTTTTATAATGGATATAGTGGTGCTTTAGGACCATCTATCTCTAATATAACTGGTCCTTATTATGCTAGATTAGATGGCAATTTTATATGGGGAAATATAACACAAGATGATAGTGTAACACCACAATGCTTTGATACTGAGCATAATATAATTCTATTTGATTACACTCCTGCTAATGTAACATTAGGTGGAACTAATTATCCAACTGGTGGCTTAATATGTGCGAAAATAGATAATAATGGCAATTATCTATTTACAAGAAGAATAAGTGGAAATGATGTTGAATCTAATTTTATGTGTCCAGTTATAGATTATAGGCATCCAGATGATACTTATTATTTTCATAGTGGTATAATTACCGCTAATATAACAGAAAATGGTATAACGATACCTCATACATCAGGAAGTGCAACTCAAATATTCAATTACTTTATAGATTCTGCAAATTCAGTCCTAGGCGTCGTAACAGCAGATGTTACTGTAGGTAATACTGCTAATATTCAAACAAGTGGGCAATATACTGTCCAAAATAATGTTCTTGTACAAGGAAATGATTATTATAATAATTACGGAACTTTAACTACCATACCACTAGTTAAACAAAAAATAGGAAAAGCCATCTCATCAACAAATATTAATATAGCCATATAATCATAATTACATATATTTCCCATTTTTGTACATTTTGTAATATATTTTGTATAATCTATAATAATCTATATTGCCTCCTCTCTGCTCATATTTCCTTTCTGAATAATTTATATCATACAAAAAATATTCCATATTAAGCTTCTTCTTATTTTTAATAACACCAACAAAATTATCAAATATACTTTCATACAACTTATTATATGTTGTCATATAATGTAACATATCTGTCAATTCCTTTACTATAGTCCCATTTTCTAACAAATTGAGTAAGATAAATGAGCGGACTATCGTGTATTCAAATAATGCTGCATTTTGCACATATTTCAATTTATTTTCACTATTCATAAAAAAATCTTTGTAAGAATCATAACCATGATAATATAATATCTTTGCTGAATGATATATTGAATAATATATCTCATCAATCACCATTTCAACAAATTTATCATAACTCTTGCCTGCCTCTATAGAATTACATATAGTATGTAATATAGTTGTAAATGTATTACAGTAAATCTCATAAGGGATAATATCTTTTGATTTTAATGGCAACTTTTCTAAATATTTAATAGCCCCTGAAAAGTCATACTGTTGTACCATACCCGAAAGTGTACATAAATTACCGGATTTTACTGTGGTTGTCAAATCCCATCCAAGCAAATGTCCTAATTCATGTGTTAATAATCCTAAACATTCTGGTATTCTTGATATCAACATACGGCGTCTATCTGAAAAAAAAGCAGTATATCCTGAACTACAATTATAAGTTCCATTATCCTTTAATTTTCTAATATCATTGTAAATATCATCTGATCTTATATCAGGGACATATCTATTGACATCATAGAGCAAAAAATACACTCTAAAAGGTTTGTTGCCCAAACATTCTCTGATATGCTTTAACCTATCTGAACCTGAATATATATTCATTAATACCTTAAATCTTCTCATTATAACAGAAATTAGATTATACACATCTTCATGAGTGTAATAAAAATTCAATACAAATATTATATCATCTACAACTATCTTATCAGTATATTCCATATTTAATTTAAAATATTCTTTACTAACTTTTGAATCTGGATTGTTTAATCCATCAATAGTGAATACTTCTTGTAATAATCTGTTACTATACTCTGATTTTGGGTCAAATACTTTTTCCTTTTCTTTTTCTACTCTATACAATCCTGTTTGGGTATACATATTTTCCACAAAATTATAAATATCTCTATATTTTAATAAATTATTTTTATTATGTATGCCTTCTCCTCCTACCTTATTTTTGACATATTGTACATCTTTATAATTATCTAAAGATGAATTAGTTAGTTTTATATCCATTATAAATATATTGGATATAATTCAAATAAATTATTATTCATTGCTTAATTCTGCTAACAATTTTAAATATTTTGTTTTGTATTTTAAATATTTTTGCTTATAATATATATCATCATCTGGTATACTTCCTCCTTTCTGATTTACTCCTTGGCTTTCTTCTATAGCTTTTTCTAATATTGCAGATACACTTCTTTCCCCATTATAATCTTTTCCATTTATTCTTATAGTTGGATATCCTTTGATACCTTCTTTCTCCATAATATCATTATCTTTTGTTTGTTCAAATTCTTTTGTCTCAATATTACTGTACATAGAATTACCTCCGATAGTATCTTTTAATTTATTCCATTCAGGTTTAAAATTAATACAATGTCCACACCAATTAGCATAATATAATGTAATATTTACCATTATTATATATTATCAATATATAATAAAATATGGATGTGTTACTAATAATATTATTTGTATTGGCTGTAAGTATAATTTTATTCACATATCTTGTCTACTATTCAACCAAACCTAATTTGACCATATAAACTATTTATAAATATCTGGAACTATTATATAATGCGTAATTTTTATATATTAATGTTAATAATCCTACTAATAATCATATTTATTACCTTTAAAAAATATTTCAAAAAAAATGAGCAATTTAATGAGCGTGTCGGTTCATTTTGCTATACATGCAAAGATAAACATTATAATGCATGTATGAAATGTTTTAATTGTATATGGGCTGTTAATGCTGATGGAACTTCAGGATGTATCGGTGGTGATGTAAATAATGGTCCATATAATAAAGAAAATGTAAAAAGATGGTATGTTAGAGATCCATATCATCATATGAAAGAAAGAAATGCAGATTATAAAATATCATATGGTCCAAAACAAAACAATAGAATCTATTAGATATATATTATAAACTAATTTCCATAATAATGAATATTTGATATATTATCATCATTGTCATCACATATACCTATATTTAATATTATAGGATATGTTACATTATCAATATTATCTCTTAATATATCTCCTATGTACCTATTATCATTCTTGTTATCATCATCACACTCAAATGAATCCATTAATGGGCTATACAGCATAAATGTGCCATAACTTATATAATCTAATTCAATACCCTTTTTATCGTACATACTAACCAAATCATTTATAGTCATACTTGTTTCTATTATGTCTCTTTTCCATATGTTTTCATTTTTAACAGGTTCTGTATTTCCATAAAAATTAATCGCTAAATTTGCAAATGTATTTCTGTGGCTACTAACATCTTTATTATTTATCAATTTGTACAACTCTATAGCTACAAGTCCAGCAACAACACTTGTAGTAGTAGCTAATGCTGGTATTATATTACCAGCTATCCTTTTTGTCTCATTAAAATCCACTGGCTCAATACCATAATTAAGTGCACGTTGATTTGATGCAATAGTTATGAATTTTATATGTCCATTACTATCATCATCTTTCTCAAATAACTCTGGTTTTATATTATCAACATCTTTGTATATATTCCACCATAACTTGCTAAATATCTCTTTATAATCATCATCTGGATATATTAATGGTTTTGGGCATCTTTTCCCCTCAGACCAAAATAATTTACCATCTTCTATTTTATCTTTAGGATATTTTTCTAATAATTTATTAATATCTTCACAATATCTCATATACCAATATTTATTGGCAGTATCTATACAATCATTATATGATGATGGTATGTTATCTAATATAAAATAGTACATATCAGGATCAGTTTCTGTATCATTATTCATAAACATACAAGGTCCATTCACAAATAATCCAAAAAAATCATCTTTTGCCCATTGTATACAATGTTCTATTAAATTTGGGAAAAATTTTAATGTACAAACAGGAATATCATCTCCTGAATCACTCCCTATACCATACGATTCTGTCGCATTAGGTATTACGACTTGTACATTACATTTAGTACCTAATGTCCCAGATTCTAATAATGGCTTGTGAAATGTTATTACACGGCTGTCTATATACATTCTTGCTTGTATATTGTCCAATGCATTAACTATTCCATCTAAATTTTCATAAAATTCCTTATTGAATACATTTTCTGTATCTGTGCAAACTTTCTCCTTCATTGCTATTATATTTATATCATTATTTACCTCACATATAGCCTTTTTTGCAACTATTGATTTAAATTCTCCGATATCTCCTTGTCTGAATAAGAATTGTCTATTAAGGTTTGATTTTTCTATTATGTCCATATCAGTTATAATAATATTTCCAAGCCCCATCATTGCAAAATTTTTAAGCAATTCGCATCCTATCGCTCCTGCACCCACAACAAAAAATGTTTGTTTAAGCATTTTTTCTTGAAACTTTTCACCAAATATTTTACGTTGATTGTAATACCTATCTATGCATACACTTTCATATTTATTAATATTATTGATATTATTATAATTATCTGCAAGACAATTTAATGCATCATAATATAACCACTGATCTATCGGCATATATTTACATGTAATCGCTTTTATAACTTCCTGTGATACTATTCCACCTATTATACTGTTTATAGGAGTTAATTCATAATCTTTACAATAATGAAACTTTTTATACAATTCTTTATCATCAATACTTCTTCCTAAACATAAATTATGTAACTTATTTGGTTTGTCAAAGTCAAAATAATCAGTAGTTACAAATTTAGGATTATTTACTGATTCACCAAGTTTAACATGGCTTATTTTGCAAGTATTCTTGATTTGCACATAATCTGTATATGTATTTTTTTGGGGCAAAATGTTTAGCTCGAACACATCATTATTTATGTATTTTATTTTGTAAATATATGTATCTCCTATAAATCGGATAGTATCACCTGTTTGCAATTTATGTATATCAACTGTATTTATTATTTTTCCATTAATACTCTTTATTATACCTTTTTTAGGCTGGTCTCCATCCATGTCTGTCACATTATACTCTCCGAAATCACAAAATATCTGACCTACCAAACCATATGTATTTGCATAAATATACTTTATATTACCATTTTCTTGTGCAAAATTTATAGCATAATCTATTGATTTATTAACATGAATAACAACAATATTCATATTATTTTTTTCTTTATCACCAATAATACTATTTATATCAGTATATTTGCTAACTGTTACATTAGGATTTAATTCAGCCAATCTTGGTAGTAAGACGGATATTTTATCTTTGCCTATATCATCTTCTCTTAAGTAGTAATTAGTGCATATATCATACTTTATCACATGAGATTTGCTATCATACATTAAAACTTCCATAAAACCTGTCAATATACAATTTTTTGCTATCTCTACTGCAAGTCCATCTGAACCATCAATAATTATTCTAGATTTTGATATAGAACACATGCTATCCATACCTATAGTATATAATTGTCTTGAATATAGAGATTCATCAATATTGTTATTATTCATGTTTATGCTCGCTATATATATAATATGCATAATACAGTCAAGTATTCCTTTTAAGTTTCACTTTTTTTGTGTTATTAATCTAAACCAATATTTTGATTTATTTCCATCTTTATTATAATACATTTTGTTTATCCTATCAAGTCTATCCTTTTTGGTTCCAAATTTATATACACACAAATTTAAATTAGGAAAACTATAATCCTGTTGGTCATAATATTTCGGAAATTGTATATTAATACTCTTTATAAGCAAAGGATTGTGCGTTATATATTTGTACATTTTTTTGTTTAAAAATATTGTCATTGTCATTAAATTAAATAAATTTTCACTAAAAATTGATGATGATCCTTCCTGTTTTTTAGTGTATATCTTATGGTTTTTGCTGTCTATAATAACTAATTTATTTATAAAACTTCTATAATAAGTTGATTTGTATATATTATGTTTTTTAATATCAAAATTATTGTTTTTATCTACATATTTTTCATAATTATCAACCGTACACATAGTTAGTGCTGGAGGTATTCTTTTATAAAAATTATAACTTGTATTTATAAATATTCTATACTCACTCTTATTCATTGTAGGTTTTAACCATAAAGGAAATAATAACCACCTTAGATTCCAAAATAATTTATTTGCAACTTTTTCATATAAATAAAATTCATGAGGAGAATATTTATCCCGTATAGTATCAATCATGTATTCTCTAATATATGTTTTAAAAGGAGACTGTTTGCCAAAATTACCTATAAATTTCCATACATCATCAATTATTGCTATCTCACCTTTATTTAGTGGATATTTTAATAGTCGATCACTATATATATTATTTATCATTATATCTATTGTCAGTATATATTATGCCAAGATATAGATCACGATCCAATAAGAAATCCAAAAGAAGGACTACTAAAAGAAGGACTACTAAAAGAAGGACTACTAAAAGAAGGACTACTAAAAGAAGGACTACTAAAAGAAGGACTACTAAAAGAAGGACTAGTAGAAAATCAAAGAATACTTGTCCAAAAGGCAAAATAATGAGACGATCATATAGGACAAGTTCTGGTAAAAGAGTAAAGAAAGGATGTATTAAAGATAGGGGGAGAAAAGGAAAAGGTAAAAAAACACTTCCACTTCCTAGTGGAGATATTAGTCTATCATCAGTCGGATATTCAACAAAATTGCCGATGCATGAGAGAAGGAAATCTCTTGATAAGGCATCAAAAAAATATGGTATTCTTCCTTCACTTAGACATTTGAATTTGATAAGAAACTTGCAAGCATATGATAACAAGTCAAAAGGTATTATGGATCATGATGTTAAATATATGAAAGCCAAATATGCAAGACATAAATAAAAAAAATTGATTATGTAAATGAAGAAATATGTTACACAATAGCAGAGTAAAATAATACAGATAATATGGGTGATAATAATATTTCAATAGAAGATGATGATGAGATAGATATTACTGAAACTATTGATTCAGAAACAGGAAAGAAAGTGTACAATAATTGGACAAAGGATAACACAAATACAGCTATTACGTGGAAAACATCAACAGAATATGACACATATATTTACAAAAAGATCCTATACAGATACAAATACAGACTAGATAGAATATTTATACTCATAACTATCTTATCTATGTTTATTAGTATATTAGGATTTTTTTCAGGTGCATTAGGTGGTTCAGTATTTTTTGGTGTAGATAATGTAATAATACAATATATTATATTTGTGACTGGATTGTTATCAGGTATAATAGGTATACTTGTGACAACTATAACAAATATTGTTAAATATTTCAAGTGGGATGATAAAGTTACACAGATTTCGAAATATATAACAAATCTTGATAATTTTAACACAAATGTTTCAAATCAACTAATCTTACCAGATAAGGCAAGATTAGATGCTTCAGAATTTCTTAAAAAAGAAAATTTAAATTTTTCAAATCTCAAAAAAAATGATCCAGATATATCTCTTACAGAATACCAAAATGCTGGAAGAGGGTATGAAGACTATCTTAAAAATAATAATGAAATTTATAAAGCAACGCAAGAATATATTGATAATGTTGCTTTTAATATGGTCTAATTATCATTATCATCTTCTGGGACAAGATCAAATATTATTTTATGTCCAAAAAAGTGAATACTTGTTGTATCCATTAGATGATCTGCTAATCCTAAAACCATTCTTAGAACATTTCTATATAGTCTTTTTTCAACCCAATCTGGTAAATATTTAATGTTCAAATTGTCATCATTTAATATTTCATCAACTAATTGATTTATTTTAGTTATTGATAACTCCCTTAAATCAGGTGATGTAATTAATGTATTTCTATTATCTTCACTATTTCCAGATAATACTAATGGTTTATTATTAATTTCTGCTTGTAAATTATTATTTATACGTCTTAATGATTTAATCTGTTTCTTAAGTTCCTTTATTTCTTGTTTTGATTCTATAAGATCCTTATCTGTATCACTTAAAATTTTTCTATATTTTTCATCAGCTATTTTTTCTACAGTATTTTTGTACTCCTCAAAGTCTTTTTTTTGTTCTTCCATCCATTCCATCATTTCATCTTTTGATATAATACCATCATTGTTTTTGTCTGCCTTTTCTAAATCAAACATTCTATTTTTTAGCCTTTCTATCTCTAAATCTCTATAATCATTATTTTTTTTTGCGAAAATATTCCCCATACCTATATAATTGATGTATATAATTGATGTATATATTTATAAATCTTAGCTAATATCAAAAAATTATGTAAGATATATATATAACACTTATGAATAAAAATATAATACTAATATTGTGGATATGTGCACTTGCCGTAATTCTTTTAACTACACCATTAAAATGTAATGGTGTAGATATGGAAAAAGAAGGGTTTTATACTTACTATGGCTATTATAAGAAATATTGCCCAAGTTGTGGTTGGAGATCAAGACATAGTTGCTCCAAATGTACAAATTGCGGTTGGTGTGTTAATAGATCCGGATATGGTGAATGTGTTCCAGGAGACAGCTCTGGACCTTATTTTAGAGAAGATTGTGTTTACTGGGAATATGGATCTCCTTATTATAATTCAAATATATTTCCTGTAATTACTGCAAAATCTATTTATCCATACTATAGGTGGAGGTTAAGAAGACCATGGAGATGGAATAAACAAAAAAGTGTTGGTTCACCTAAGAATACAAGCAATTAACTATAATATCAAAAATATGTAAACTAGTATCTAATACAATACATAATAGTATTGGAGATATGATTATTATCCTTTCACTACTAATATCAATAATTAAGAATAATGTGGATAACATTATTAATGATACTATACATATTATAGCTGGTAGGTATTTTTTAGCTGCATCAATTTTTCTGCATACATCATCATTATCATTATAATTATCATATTTGGCTTGATCCATAATTAGATGTGAAAGATATATATACAATCTATGTCTTATGTATTGTTTTAATACTTTTATTATCAATTTTTTGCTCTCCTTAAAAATAAAAAATGAAATTTAAAATATATATAATATATTTTTCTAAATAATAGTATTATACTATACTAATATTAATATTAAAAATGACAAGTAATGAAGAAATTATAGAAATTAACACTGATGGCGAATCTGTACGAAAAATACAAAGTGATTTGGGTGATGAATATGAAATTATCGATAAGGTTAAAGATCTTACAGAATTATCACAAAAAGAATATGATGCATTAATGTATCAAGATCGTATTCGTACATGTGATGATATTAAAAATAAAATAAAAGAGGCTACCGTTTGGTATGGATGGGCAAATTCTGCAATAAAGGTGATAAAAACATTTATTTAGTTTTGTGTGCTACACATTGACTGTAATACACATAATGGCTGTAAGTTAACAGGATGGTAATTTATATTTTTTAAAATTTTGCCAGTTGATTTATTAAAGATGATCCAATATTTATTGTCATCTGATAATCTGTAATCTGGAGAATCATATCTTTTTTCATTTTCTTTGTACCAATTTACAGTTAATATAGCTTCTTCCTCTGATGAACAAGATTTACTCATATTTGATTCATGGACAAGGTTATATGCTTCATCCATATCTATATTTAGAAAGTATCCAGCAATATATGTTTTATATATTAATTTTGCCAAAGATATACCTGATAATATAAAATCCTTATTATCTACATATTTTGCTAGTTTAATAAATTCTTCTTTGATAGGGTTAACAAATTCAACACCAAATGAATTATAATTGATACTATTTTTGATAGTTTGAATATTTGTTTCTTCTTTAATAAAAGTAAAATTAGATAAACTATTACCTTTTCCATATATAGTACTAAATAAGGCGTCTAGATCTACACCGATAGAACATCCCATACCATATACAACATATAATATATCTGCTAATGCATCTACTATTTCAACTAAATCATTATTAGTGGTAGCTTCCTCTAGTTCACTTATTTCTTCTTTAATTAGGTCCATTCTATATTTAACTAATTTTTTGTCATTATCAAATATATCTGGTTTTATTTGATCATTAACAGTTATACCAAATGTCTTATTAAAAATAATAACTTTTTGAAAATTTGATGATTGCATATTTAATTGTTATAAGTTGATATGAGTATATATAATATTATATTATATTAAGGGATAGTTTATCTTATATTTTTTGTATCAATTTTTTATCATATAGTATTATATAAAATGACAGAATTAGTTGACAAAAATATACAATTTTACATTAGAATAATCTCTTTATTTATCGGTGTATTATTGACCGCAAAATGGTATAGAGCTAACTATCCATCACAGAAAAATGTGTTATTGCTTATATTAGTAGCATTATATATGGGCTTATATATGAACAATATTTAAGCTAAAAATAGTTTCTAATATATCTAATTATTATATAAGAATGAACAGGATAAGAAAGGTTGGCGATATATATCAGGTTTTAATTACACCTTATATGAAAGTTGCTCCAGATGTACCTTTATTAATAGGTAATTGGGATGACGAGAATTTGCGGAATTATAGTATAATTAGTTATGATAATTTAGGAGATGCTCAATGTGAGGCATTTAATTATCCAGATATAGATTGGCACAGAATTGCACTAAACCATGAACATATATTTATAAGATTAAAAAAAACTATATCAGACCTTTTAGAAAGATATAATTTTAAGGTTGAATTTAAAGCTGATATTATGGATGGTGAAATATTAAAAAATACTATGTTTAATAGAGTAGAAAGAGATGGTGAAAGATTTAATTTAAGATTTGCTATGAATGATCTTATTAGTTTTACTATAATTAATCCTTGGGGGAATAATTTATTTAAGATATCTCATATGCTTGAAAATCATAGAGAACATCTTGCTAGAGATGATTTAAGGATTAGGTATAAAAAAGTATTAGATAATAAAATAATTATCCTAAATGGATATACTGAATTGGGAACTATATATGAGGTAAGATTAGTCCCAACTACTATTGATCATTGGGCTATGTGGATGAGGGAAATAGGATTTACAAAGATGGAATACGGAATGAAATTATATAAGGATATCCTTAAACAACAAGATTATGTAGATAAAAATATAGTGATTAGATAATACAATAAAAAATTGATTTATTAATAATATGAACTATAATTGGTATATATATGTATATTATCAATTATAACAAATAGAAAAGATGTCAAAAGTAGCCAGTTCTATAAAACCAGTATATGAATTATTTATGGGAGAAACTAAAAAACAGGAGCCAGATGTTAACATATTAGAATCACTTATTGGTAGATTACAACAAGAAGACATTGATAAAGTAACTCAATTATATGTATATTGTGTATATTTTAATAAATTACCATATAATATAGATAACCTTGTTAATTTGACACATCTTGATTTTTCTTATAACAGAATAAGAACATTTCCAGACAGTATAGGTAATCTTACTAATTTACTAATACTTAGTTGCCATAATAACCAAATAAGTGCATTACCGGATAGTATAGGTAACCTTGCTAATTTACGAGAATTTTATTGCCATAATAACCAAATTAGTGCATTACCGGATAGTATAGGCGATCTTGTTAATTTACAAAAAATTTATTGCCATAATAATCAAATAAGTGCATTACCGGATAGTATAGGCAGCCTTACTAATTTGCGAACATTTTGTTGTTCTGATAACCAAATAAATGAAATCCCCAAATGGTTAGTAGATATGAATATATATAATATGAGAACTTAATCATAACAATAATATATATTAATTTATTAGATACATTATTAATCAGGATAACAAAAAATTGATTTATTAATAATATGAACTATAATTTGTATATATATATGTATATTATCAATTATAACAAATAGAAAAGATGTCAAAAGTGGCCAGTTCTATAAAACCAGTATATGAATTATTTATGGGAGAAACTAAAAAACAGGAGCCAGATGTTAACATATTAGAATCACTTATTGATAGATTGCCAAAAGAAGATATTGATAAGATAACTGAATTAGCATTTACTCGCAAAAAATTATGTAAATTGCCAAATAATATAGGTAACCTTACTAATTTACAAAAAATTAATTGTTATAATAATAAAATAAGTGTATTGCCTGATGGTATAGGTAATCTGGTCAATTTGCAAATATTATCTATTTCTCACAATGAAATATGCAAATTACCAGACAGGATAAGTAACCTTGTTAATTTACAAATATTATCTATTTCTTACAATGAAATATGCAAATTACCAGACAATATATGTAATCTTACTAATTTACAATCATTTGGATGTTCTTATAATAAAATAAAGAAATTGCCAGATAATATAGGTAATCTTACTAATTTACAAGAATTTAGTTGTTCTAATAATAAAATAAGGAAATTGCCAGATAATATAGGTAATCTTATTAATTTACAATCATTTGGATGTTCTTATAATAAAATAAAGGAGTTGCCAAATAATATAGGTAACCTTGTTAATTTACTAACATTTCATTGTCCTTCTAACAAAATAGTAGAGTTACCAGAAAGTATAGGTAACCTTATCAATTTACAACAATTTGATTGTTATGATAATAACATAAGTGAAATGTTGAAAAGTATAGGTAACCTTATCAATTTACAACATTTTGATTGTTCTGATAATCAAATAAAGAACTTGCCAGATAATATAGGTAATCTTATCAATTTACAATATTTTGATTGTTCTGGTAACCAAATAAATGAAATCCCCAATAGTATAGATGACATTGTTAATTTGCAAACATTTTTATTGGATAAATAAATAATTAGGTTAAATTTATTTATTTAACTAGTTGAATAATAATAATACTCTTCTTTTACAAATATTTACGGATACCAAGAAAGCCTAAAAATATTAGGTTAAATTATTTTATAAAGCAATATATTATTTTATGAATACATTTTAGCCATCCAAAAAGCACCTACACAATATGCTGCACAATATATAACAATCCCCAAATAGTATACATTTGGATTGTATGTAATATTATAAATAGTTTTATTGTTAGCTCCATTATCTAAAAGATAATAAATTGTATCAATATCTCTATTCCAATATGCTTTTTTTATTAGATAATTAGAATAGTAATTAATATCAGCTCCATTATCTAATAATAATTGAAATATATCTCTTTCTGATTTATCCACAAATATTAACATGGTAGAAATATAATCTCCTAAATTTTGATCAATCAAAAATTGTAAAATTTCTAAATCATATGCATGATATTGCATTATTTTGACAAGTAGTATATTAAAATGAACATCCCAATAAAATTTTAATCCGTCATAAATAAGCACGCGATACCCATACTGATCTATTTCATACAACACTTCTATTTGAGTATCATATGTAAGATAAAAATTTTTAAGTATAAATTTAATAACATTCAGTTGGTTATTTTTTATTGCATTATCGATTATTATAATATATTGACCTCTATTAATCTCACTTGATATATTATGTATTACATGTAATATAGTATTCCCATTTAATTTTCTTATGTTTTCACAAAATGTTCTGATAAGTGTATCTCCATCAGATTCCATATCTTCTGGCTCAAGAACATCTGAAATATTAATAATTAATTGATTATTAGGTTCTCCTTTATTAAGTTCATCAATTAATGTATCACATGGTGTTTTGAAATTAGGTACTTTACTCATTATATGATATTCTTATTTAATATCTCCATATATATTATGTTCAGAAATCAATTTTTTTAGCACATAAATTTGTCCAAGTTTTAATTGGAATAGCTATAAAAATTGAAAAATAAACTTTTAGAGATATAACACTCCAACAGTATTATATTTATTACAGATGCTTAATCATATTATCAGAAATACAGTAAATTATAAAAATTATAAATACTTTGCATCAAAAGTTGATATATCAGACACCAGAGATCTATTCATGAAGATGTCCAATATATCTAAATTAGGTATTGAGATTAAAGGATTATCTCCTATAGTAGTTCATGGTGCACAATCATCTGGTAAAACATCTGTGATTGAGGCTATCTCTGGCTTTAATCTTTTCCCAAAAAGGAATGATTTAGCTACTCTTAAACCTATGGATATAACTACCATACAATCAGATAAAACTATGTATAAAGTAGGTAACGATGTATTTTATTCAGAGAATGATGCATCAGAACAAATCTCTAGAATGAATAATAATTCATCAATAAACAAAATATCTGTTGTTATACAATCACCAAACGTATATAATACATTTTTTAAAGATCTCCCAGGATTATGCTTTCTAACTCATAATGGTGATAAATCATTTCCTGAAAAGGTAAAAAATATGCATATACACGCATTAGAAGATCACAACAATATACCTGTTATTATTAATCCAGGTCCCACAGATCCTGCAACAAATTTAGCATTGCAATTAACGCATCAATATAATCGCAATAAAGATGCTTTAGGTATTATAACAAAAACTGATCTTACTGAAAATCAGAAAACAACAATGATAAAAGATATGTTAAACGGAAAAAAATATCAGTTGGGATATGGTTATATAGCTACAGTATTAAGGAATGGTAAAGATATTGATAATAATATAAGTATTAATGATAAGATGGAAGAAGAAAGATTATTTTTTGAAAATCATCCAGAAATACGACCATCTGGTGTTGAAGAGATAAGAAAAAAAATGTCAAGTATACAATTTGAGAGAATTAGAAATAATATTCCAGATATACTTGCTAATATTGATATCAAAGTGGATGAATTGAAAGAATCAAAAACTATATTAGATAAAATAATTGAAGACCCGAACAAAAGATTACCAGAAAGATTGGCCACAATGTTAAAAAAATTAGTTAGTTCATCTCCATATAGAGCTAATTTGGAGATGAAAATGGAAAAAGAATTTATAAAAGCGATAACATCATTTGTATCATATGATACAATCATAGGTGAACAAGGAATCCATTCATCAGATGAACCTATTAACAATGGATTTATAAAGAATGTGCACGATATTGACAACAACAAGATAGCTTTTTCTGATCTATTTAATCATGGTGCAGTATCCCCAATACCTGTACATAATAATTCATTACAAGATGCATTTATAACAGATCAAAATATAGGAAATATTTTGTCTGGTATTAGATTTTATTATAATGATGAAAGTATCATTATAGATAGGTTAGAATGGCACGAATTCATAAATAAATATTTTACGAATATTGAAAATAATGCAGATATCGAAAATTTAATATATGATATTACAGAGCGGATGTTATTAGAATATATATATGAAGATAAAGATATAAATGACGATATTACAAAAAAATTTTCTGAATATATCATTAAAATGATAGGATCCTCAGCATATGAAGAAACTCTTCGATTTGCTATTTATACTTGTGTTTCATCCGAAAGACGACCATCAGTTGATACTGTTAATCTGTGCAAAAATATTATCAAAAATAATCCAGAATATTTTAAATTTTCAACAGGATTTATAAAAAATTTTTGGGGAAAAAAACCGACCAAAGTACTTATTAAAATATTTGGACATGAATTCAATAAAGCATATATTGAAAATGCAATGACAAATATTGCTAAAAAATGTTCAAGTATTGTCAAAGTTCACTTAATGGATAGAATGGTTCCAAAAGCTATTGAAATGTTGATGGATATTTCTAATAAGGAAAATGCAATGAAAGAAAAAAGTAAAATCAACGATAAAATAAGTACATTGAAAGATTTTAGCGTTATACTTGAACAGTATAAATAGTTTTATTTATTAGAATAATAATAATACTCTTCTTTTACAAATTGATCATATAATGGGCTAATAACTCTTTTAACCCATTTACCACATTTATTAAAATAAGTTCTGATATCTTCGTCATAATTTAGATATGATATTTCTGCAATAACTTTTTTCTCTGGTAATTCTAAAAATCTCCATCTAAATTCCATTAATTTATCCTTTCTCCATTCATTATTTCTCTCAGTTGTTGCTCCTTTGGGTATAGTATTAATAACACTTGTATATGTTTCTAAAAGATTACTCCTTTTAATTTCATCTTGTGTAATAAATATACTTTTATCTGTACTACTATTATCACTGCAATACGAGCTACTACTACAACTATTCATATACAAATCTATACATATTAGATATGTTTCAGCAAACGAAATAGGCAAAATATTTTGCTATATAAAAATATATTGATGGCTGAAGAAAATTATATTGAGTTAAACCTTGACAGTGGTAATAATGATGTTCTATTAGACCTTAATTTTTATTACAAAAGAATAGATAATATTATGACATATATAAATGATCTTAAAGCAAAATTAAATGTTAAATATAATGATCTAACAAGTATGCTTAATGCTGTTGAGGCACATCTTAATTCTGAATCTTGTGAAAATGATAATATTCAAGTTATTGAAGAAGATGTAGATACTCTAGATGATCTTATATATGTTGCAAAAAAATATGGTACACCTAACAAAATTAATATATATAATATTGATACATCTATATTATATAATATAGTAAAGCCTCTAGAACAATTAAAACAAGTTGTTGGTCTTAATAATATAAAAGATCAGATTATAGATCAAATAATTACATCTATTATGGGAATTTATGATGATGATCTTATGTTCCATACTGTAATTACCGGTCCACCCGGTGTAGGAAAAACTATGATAGCTAAAATATTAGGGGAATTATATCTAAAAATGGGTATACTTAAAAGTAAATCTGATAGTCTTGTATTCAATATAGCAAAAAGATCAGACCTTATTGGAAAATATTTAGGACACACTGCTATTAAAACACAAGATTTTATAGATAAATGTGTTGGTGGTGTTATGTTTATTGATGAAGTATATTCTCTTGGTAATATTGAACAGAGAGATTCATTTGCAAAAGAGTGTATAGATACTATAAATCTTAATTTAACAGAAAAGAAGAATTTCATATGTATCATAGCAGGATATGAAAAAGAGATTAATGATTGCTTCTTTAGTTATAATCCGGGCCTTAACAGAAGATTCCCGTTTAGATATAAAATAGAAAAATATTCATCAGACGATCTTGTAAATATTTTTATTGAAAAAATAAAAAATTCCAGTTGGAAATTGGACGATAAAATAGATAATGATTGGCTAAATAAAAAAATATTAGATAATATTTTATATTTTAATAATTATGGAGGTGATATAGACAATCTTATATTAAAAATAAAGATTGTTCATGGACGTAGAATATTCGGAAAACATAAAGATCTAAAAAAAATTATTACAAAGAGTGATATAGAAAAAGGTATACAAAAACTTATATTATCAAAAGAAAATACAAATAAAAATACCCCTCCCTTTATGATGTATATATAGAAAATTATTAGCAATCATTTTCAACCATCTCTTCTATCAATTTATCAAATGTATATTTTGGTATCCATCCAAGTTCCTTTTTTGCTCTTGTGCTATCTCCTAATAACTCATCCACTTCTGTCGGTCTGAAATATTTATCAGATATTTCAATTAAACATTTTCCTGTATTTTTATCATAACCTTTCTCATCCATACCATGACCATCCCATTCTATATTATAACCTTTTAATGCAAATGATTTTTCTACAAATTCTCTAACTGAATGATACTCATTCATAGCTATAACATAATCATCTGGTCTATCCATTTGAAGCATTAAATACATCGCATTAACATAATCTTTTGCATGCCCCCAATCTCTCTTTGCATCTATATTCCCTAAAATAAGTTTATCTTGTTCCCCTTTTATAATCTTCCCAAGAGCTTTAGTTATTTTTCTAGTTACAAATGTTGGTCCTCTTCTCGGAGATTCATGGTTAAATAATATACCATTACAAGCAAACATATCATATGCTTCTCTATAATTTTTTGTTATCCAATATGCATATAATTTTGCAACACCATATGGTGATCTAGGGTAAAATGGAGTTTTTTCTGTTTGGGGGACTTGTTGCACTTTCCCATACAATTCTGATGTAGATGCTTGATAAAATCTAGTAATATCTTTAAGTCCAGATATTCTGATAGCTTCTAACAATTTTAATACTCCAACACCATCTACTTGTGCTGTATATTCTGGTAACTCAAATGAAACTTTTACATGTGACATGGCCGCCAAATTATATATCTCAAGTCTGTCAGGGTTGTGATTCTTAATATCAGATAATATACTCGTCATATTTACTGAATCAGTCATATCACCATATTTTAATATAAGGTTATTATTATCATATAAATGCTCTATTCTGCCAGTATTGAAACTTGATGCGCGTCTTATTATCCCATAAACAATATAATCCTTTGATAATAATAATTCAGCAAGATATGATCCATCTTGACCAGTTATACCTGTTATTAACCCTATTTTTACACTTGTGCTCATATTTATAATAATATATATTATGATATATTAAAATTTATTACGTTTGTACGTGCACATTTTATATATTATAAATATCTATATGGCCATATCCACAGTGCTTGTAACTGGAGGTTCAGGATTAGTAGGGAAAGCTATTCAAAAAATATCAACTGATAAATATAATTGGATATTTTTATCATCTAAAGATTGTGATTTAACTGATACTTTACAAACAGATAGATTATTTAGTACTATTCGACCTGATTATGTAATACATTTAGCCGCAAATGTAGGAGGTCTGTTTAAAAATATGAAATACAAAGTTGATATGTTAAATGACAATATAGACATCAATAATAATGTTATTCGTGCAGCACATAAGTATAATACTAAAAAATTAATAGCTTGCTTATCAACATGCATTTTTCCTGATAATACCACATACCCCATTGATGAATCTATGCTCCATAACGGACCACCACATCATAGCAATAACTGTTATGCATATGCAAAAAGAATGCTAGAAGTACAATGTATGGCATACCAAGAACAATTTGGTAGTAATTTTGTATGTGTAATTCCAACTAATATTTATGGTGAATTTGATAATTTCTCATTAGATGATGCACATGTTATACCTGCACTTATTCATAAATGCTACCTAGCAAAAAAGAACAACCAACCATTTGTAGTTTATGGGTCAGGAAAACCTCTTAGACAATTTATATACAGTATTGATCTTGCAAAATTATTATTATGGGTGTTAGAAGATTATAATGATAAATCTCCCATTATATTAGCTCCAGACAATGAAGTGTCAATCGGATATATTGCTGAAATAATAGCAACAGAATATAATTATTTAGATAATATGGTTTTTGATACCACCAAAGCAGATGGGCAATATAAAAAAACTGCATCCAATAAAAAATTATTAAAATTTAATAATTTTCAATTCAGTAATTTAGAGTCAAATATAAAAAAAGTCATAATATGGTTTAATGAAAACTATGATTCAGTTAGAAAGTAATTAGTTAATTATTATTATTGTTTAGCATTTTTTGTTCCTCATTATATGGGATGTAATCTGGACAAGGGAAATCTATTTTTCCCATCACTTTTTCACATGTACTTTTATTTCCATATTTTAATTGAAACATATCATCAATGTTAAATTTTAATTTCATACTGATGTTAAAATTTTGCCTTAAATGTGCAAGAATTTTTCCTGTATCATCATCAAATATTCCTGATTGGACCATCATCACTAACATA